GTTATGCGAGGGTGGTCGTGCGCTATTGGTAGCAGCGTGAGCGTCGGATGGCGCATGGTGGTTGTGGTGTGGATTGCTGGCTGCCAGATGGCGTGTGCGCTATGTTCGCCAACGGTCCAGCATTCCCTGCTATCAGATGGCGTGCACGTGGCGTGTGGCCCATCTGCACATGCCATCCCTGACATAAGCATAGGAATGGATGCCCTCCGGTTGTGGTGTTGCCGGTGTCGCGTGCTGGCTCATTCTGATGATCGAAAGCTGTCGCTACTCACCACTGGTTGAGGTTCTGTGTCCCATTGCAGCGTGTCCCTCCATGCTGGTTTTCCACTGGTGGCAGGGTTCGCACGCGGCCTGGCAGTTGAAGTCGTCGTAGCCAAGTGTGTTGTCGATGCGGTCGACATCACTTGCCATTACTACACATCGGTCGGGCTTGCGGATCTGGCAGCGATATCCTGCCCTACCTAGTACCCGATCCCTTAGCCTTGCGCGTGCCGCGGTGTCGGTGCGCCTTTTGTCGAATGCTTTGTTGGCCCACGGTTTGTAGTGGGTGGGGCATTTGCGTTTGCCGGGTTCGTGCACCAGTTCGGCACAGCCGATCTCAGCACAGATTTTCGGTGCCCGTGACGACATCGTTTTCTATCTTCCAGGCCAGGTAGTCGGGGTCGTCGGAAAAATTGTGCCGACCGTATTTTGTTTCGAAGTTGGCGAGTTGACGCCATTTGAGCTGCGCTTGATCGGGTGAGCGTTTCAGGGTCATTGATTGGCCGTGTTCAACTTTGGCTTCAGGTACCAGCATGGGTGCGACGTCTACCGCTTTGAGTTGTTCTAGCACAACGTCGTCCGAGCACCAGAATTCCACGCATTCATCGAAGCCGCCGATCTGTTCCCACAGGCAGCGTTTGATCATAAAGCACCAACCGGAGAAGTGAACACCGTTGGTGTATCCGGTGGTGTTTTCGGTGATCTCGGTTTGGCGTTCATCGATGGGGCATTTAGGCGAGACTACGGGATGGTTGGATGCGAGCAGCCAGTGCAGCCAGGCGTCGTAGAATATGAGGTCGTTGTTGGCGACGACGATCCATTGCGCGCTGCCGTGTTTGGCTGCTTTGTTGGCGAATGCGTTGTAGTTGAAATGGCCTGGCTCATGGATGGTGTTGGCGCGTTCATGTCTGACTGCGGGGTTTTGTTCTATCACTGTGATGTTGATGGGCAGCGAGTTCGCGCCGGATATGGCTGTGTTGATGGCGCGCTGCGTCATGCCTCGCAAGTGCGGTAGGTGCGCGTGGGACATCATCACAATGTCGACCAATGGTGTCACGTTGGGCCGCACGCGGATCACTCCCCGTTTGTGCTCTTGGGCTTCGGTGGTCGCTGTGTGGTAGTCGTAGTGGTAGAGAACCCGGTCGATGTCGTGTTGTGTGCGTAGGTGCTGTTTCAGCAGTTTGGAGTACATCGAATCTTCGCCGTACAGCAGGTTCGGGAATGAGACCCGTTGGGCGACGTCGCGTTTCACTACGCAAATATGGTTGGGCAGCCGGCGGTATTCGGTGTCGGTGTTGTGGTCGTGGCTGTAATCTTTTGAGTAACGGCATATTTGGGCTTCGCCGTCATCAAGGGTGACTGATACCAGGAATGTGATCACGTCTGCATCGCTGCTGGTGGCTTGCAGGATTGTTGTCAGCATGTCGGGTTCTATGCGGTCGTCGTCATCGATGAACTGCACGTATTTGCCTTGTGCAGCATCGACCATGACGTTTCGTTTCTGCCCGAGCATCATCGCTTTGTTGTCGGTGAGCATCAGGATTTCGACGCGCTGTTTGTCGTCGTCGGATAGGGTGTCGTATTGCGGCCAGATCTGATCTTGGATTGCTTTCCCGAATGTGGTGTATCGGGTGTTGGTTGAGCAGATCAGGACGGACAGGTCATACAAGGCCAGAGCCTAGGACCATGGGCCGCGGGCGTGGGTCGATTGCTTCGATGATGTCGTTGGCCGCATGGTGTGTGTGGATTCGTTTGATGTGGGATGTTGTCTCTTGATGGAACACAAACTGCATGAATTCGTCCACGTCAATAAACCCGAAAGTCTGCATGATGACCGTGTAGTCTTCGCGGGTCAGAGGACGACCGGTTTTGTGTGCCATGTGTTTCTCATTCCGAATCGCCATGCTACCCGACCGTTTTCGCGTTCCTGGCCGTCAGGATGTTTGATCAATGTTGGCAGGTCACCGTGTTGCACTATCGACGGGAAACAGTAGCCGATCCGGTGGCCGTACATTCTGCACCAGTGTGTGACTGATTCATCCGGCGGTCGTGAACAATTGCGTATCGACCATAGCATTTTCGCGACGTTTTCGCCGATCATCGCCAATGCTACCGCATGCAGCGCAACATCCCCCACTATCCAGGTGGCATCGTAGGCGTTGGCTCTGTTGACCGCGGCCTTGACTCTTTCCTGCCATTGCGGTGGCCGCATTCGTCCTAGGTACAGCGATACGACGTCGACATTGGTCGGGCAGCTAAACAGGACTTGTGCCGCTTGTCTGCGGAAGTCGTAGCCTACTATCGCGTCATCTTCCAGCACTATCGCGTCATCTTCGAGCACTATGCACCATTCGTCACGCCCGGCAATAGCGTTCAGGTGTTCCCAGACGTGGCGATGGTTTTTGTTGGGGCCGAGCATGTGGTTGCGGTCGACGGAGATGTAGTCGGCGTGCACGTTTTGGACGAGCTGGTGTGCTTGTCGTATGCGGGATTCGTGCGCGACGACACCTATTTTCATACGAACACGAATCCGACGTACATACGGTGACCGGTGCGGTTGGCGTGCTCTTGTGCGTCGTGGTCGCGTTTTTCGATGTCGTCGTAGCACACCGGCTCGCAGAACGGGTGAGGGTTGCATACCTCGCAGTTGGCTGTGTGCAGCAGTTTCGGAACGCGGGTGATCATTGTCTTTTTCCGTGGATCAGCAGGTACATGTCTTCACCATCGGACCATAACTGCCCTTGCTCGTGGATGATCCGGTAGCCGCGTCTGATCAGCGCCCGAAAAGAGGATGGGGTGAAATCGCTACGGTGCCAGTGATTTATGTGAATGGTCGGGCGGATCGGTGCACTGGCGATGATTTCCGGTATGTTCGCGGCGAAACGGTCGATGATCTGCACCGGGTTGTCTACGTGTTCCAGGGTTTCAAAACTCACCACTGCGTCGTATCCGTCTAACGGTGTGGTGTGAATATCATCCACTGCATATCTGCCGCCATAACGCTGCTGGGCTAGTTCTATGGCAGCCGGGTCTATATCGACTCCGTAGGATGCCACGCCCGCCCGGCGCATGAGGTCGGTTCCGTATCCCATCCCGCAAGCGCAATCCAGCACCCGTTTGCCTTTTAGCATGCCGGCCGCGTATTCGTAGCGTTCGAAATGTATGCGGCGCTCTTGGCTGTCGTCGGGCAGGTCGGGAATGGTCATCCATTCAGGCATGGGTGATCATTTTCTGATCAGCTCCCGCATGAGGTCCGGCTTGCCTTGGCACATCACATACAGTTGCCAGCGATGCCAGTTGGCGCTTTCCCCGATGATCCGGTCTCCGTCGACGTGATGGTTGAATGAGATCATTATCCCGGCGAGCCGTTTGACGGTGGACAGTGTTGCTGCGGCGAGAGAGAAACAGGAGTCTTCGAATCCCCAGACGGGGTGTAGTCGTTCGTCCATGCCGCCGACATCCCAATAGGTTTTTTTGGTGGTGAGGAATACGCCGCCGTCTGAGTTGCGGTATTCCTTGACGGGCGGGGCTAGCATGATGTCCTCTTTGAACACGTATTCGGCGGGGATGTGCCGGTAGCTGGTGTGTGGGTAGACGACGCCAGCGGTGTCGAGTTCGTCTAGGGCGGCGTAGACGACGCTGATCATGGGCAGTGTGTCGGCATCGCAGAATATGATGGCGTCGGTGTATGCCTTGTCTATGGCGTTGTTGCGTGCTTGCGCCCGGTGGAACGGCCTATTCGGGTCGCTGTCGCCTTCGACTACGTGAAAGCCGAAGTGGTCCCAGAATCGGCGTATGCGGTCGTGCGCGGACAGCCGGTCGTCGGTGGGTCGCCAGGGTATGCACACGGTTGCTTTGCTCATCAGTAGTCGCGGCCTTGACGGGTGCCGTGGTGTGCTACGCGGATGCCGGGCAGGTGCCCGAAGCAGAATCCCATCTGGCGTAGCTGGTCGCGTTTTCTCTCTTCGGACAGTCGTCCTGATGGCCAGCCGGCTGCCCATACTTCGCCGCGGATCAGTGCGGGGTTCATGGTGAAGGTGGCGACGTGTTCGATGACACCGGCAACCTCGCGGAACACGTTGCCTTTGGCCTGTAGTGCTTCGATGAGCCCGCCGCATTGGTGTTCTATCGGGAAGTGCGGTCCGCGTAGTAACGCGATCTGCGCGAGATAGGGGCGGGTCCAGAGTATTTCATGCAGTTTGTCGATATTGACGTCGGTCAGGAATGTGAAGTCCTCTTCGAGGATGAATGCCGCTTGGCCTTCGGCTGCTTCGGAGAGGCGTTTCATGGCTGTGGTGTATCCGAGTGCGGGTATTTCGATGACTTTGCCGTACTGCGATAACCATTGGCAGTGTTCAGGGTTGCCTGAGTCGTCCACGAACACAATGTCGGTGACGCCTTTTAGGTGTTCGTCCATGGATTTCAGGCAGGCTTCGATGTGCTGACGTTGGCGGTAGGTGCCGATCAGCAGCCGGGTCACAGCCGTTGCACGGTGTTCAGGTCGATTGTCGCGCCGTTGCCGGGCGCGGTGAATCGCAGGCTGTTGATGTGCCTGTTGCCCATTCCGTCGAATACCACATTGGAGTAGTCGACACGGTAGGTGAGCCCGCCGGGATCTAGCCCCAGGTTGACATTGTCGATCAGTGATACACCGTAGCTGCCGTTGAGGGTTCGCAGCGCGCCGTCCGGTGCGCCGCTGGTGTAGTCCACGTTGAATCGCCCTTGGATGGGGTCGAGCATGATGGTGGTGTCCAATACCATGCTGTCGATTTCGGTGATGACGTTTCCGTTGGCATCGCACGGGGTGAATGTGGCTGTGCCGCTTATCGGCATGATGGTTGGCTGGCTGCCGGTGGTGTCGACCTGATCGGTTTCCACGACTTCGTAGAGTGTGTTGGTGACCAGGAAAGTTTGCAGTGTCGGCGGCATTTGGTGCTCCCAACCGATTAAGGGCAGAGTTGTCCTAGGCGCAGGGTAGCGCATGCGCTACGTTTTCGCCAATATTCGACAATGTCTCCGACGCAGTAGATTCGCCATCCGGCGTCGTTGCGCATAACGCGGATGTGGCCGCGCCGCGCCCAGTCCCTAAATGCGTGGGGGTCGATGTCGAATAGTTCGGCGAGTTCGCCGGGCCGTAGCCATTCGTCCAGTCGTAGTGGTCGGCTGTCGGTGGGGTGTATCCAGGTCTGTCCGAGTTCGTTCCATTTGGTGTCGAGTGTGTCGAATGCTGTTTTGAGGTCGTCTATTTGGCCCATCAGGGCGAGTTCGATCAGGCGGCGGTAGGACATGGCTATGCGGCGTGCTTTGTCTTCGCGGGTGTCTGCGGGCCACGGCCAAGGCATCATTTGTAGATGTCTGATCTCTGATCTAGGATTAACCAATGGACGACGTTTCTGGGGAAATCATACCCAATGCAGAGAACGATTCCCGCATAGTTGACCTAGACGATTTCGGGGACGACTGCACCGACCGCGCAGTGCGAACGCTGCAAATGCTAGTGGAATTGCACGGCGAGTCTCATCGCCTATGGCGAATCAGCCCGAGCGCTGGCGGCGCTTGGAATTACGAAAAGGTGGCCTATACCAATGACATCGATGACGCCTGCCGAGTTTTTCTGCGCCCGAGAGTTTTTGGGCCTGTCGACGCAGTGGATTGCGATTAAGTTGAAGGTCACCGATCACACGGTTCACACCTGGCAGTCCACTAAGGTTCCGGCGTATGCGTCTGAGTTTATGTCGGAGATGCTGGCGGCTGCTGAGCAGGCAGTGGGACGTTTGACGTTGGAATGGCCGAAAGATGTGCGCGCGTTGCCGGTGCCGTCCAGCGTCAGGAATGGTGATGACACGTTTCCGCCGCGGTATTACCGGGCTATTGCCAGCCGGGTGCGGGAGCGCAGCGGAGTAGCGCTCACCTACAAGCAGACAACACAGGAGTGATCTAATGAGCAAGCATCCGTGTATGCGACGAAAGAGCCGTTTGCGCCTGTGGCTTCTAGACCACCTGCCGAAACGTTCATGCGGGCTTGGGAAGCCGATAAGCGAAGCACCGCATTTCATTGTGCGAGTGTTCTACGGTGGTTACTGGATCGAAGAGTCGCTAGAAGGCCCGTTCACCACAGAACGCGAAGCGATGAGTGTGTGGGATGAGATGCACGCCAAAGGGTATGGGGCCATTATTTATAGCTGTGTGAACACGCGAAACGTGTCAGCTTCCGACTAGCACGTTTTCGGCGTCGATGCTTTCACGGATCAGCTCTATGACCGCGTAGCCGTCGATCCCGATCAGGTCATCTTCGGTCAGGCGGGTGATGCGCTGCAACTGGGCGAGTTGGCGCTGCGCTTCGGCGAGTTTCCGGTTGGCTTCAGCGAGTTTCCATACCGCTTCGGCGTGCAGCCATTTCAGCATGTCGCGTTCCTTTTCGTCGTGGTCGGTGATCAGCAGTTTCGCCAGCCAGTCGTATTCCAGGTGTGTCCACCTGCCGCCGCACGCGGTGCAACTGACATCGGTCTGCCCGTTGTCGACTCCGAGTGTGCCTTTAGCGCCGCAGTCGTAGTTGGGGCACGGCATGGACAGCCGCACACGCGGATTGGTCTCCCCCAGTACCGAGTTCACTTCGTGGTGCAGGTCGGCCAGTTTCAGGGCTACGGCGATGCCGTCGAGTTCGCTGGTGATCCAGCCGAACCCGTTTTTGCTCCATACCGACACCGCCTGTGTGGGCGCGGCCAGTAGCGCTTTGAGGTTGTCGGGCAGCGCGCGCGCGGCCTGCTGCACCACGGGGAGGTCGCGCACCGGCCAGCCCTTGGCTTTGTGCCGTGTCTTGACGTCGATCCCCAGCGTTTCGGCGATCATCCACATGGCCGCTTCCGACCATTCGGACAGTGAGCTGCGCAGCGCTATCACGGTACCGTTGAGCGGCATGGGCAGTTCGCGAGTGCCGGACACGTAAACCCCTGCGCCGCTGTGTTTGTCGCCTACCGCCGCTGATAGCCGGTTCCAGTCGGTTTCCAGGGCGGCGACTGCGTGGCGGACCATGGTTGCGCAGCGCCGGCATAATCCGTGGGCGTCTTCGATGGTGGCCGGGGTGCGATGCCCGTTGTCGAGTATGTAGTCGCGGCAACGGTTCCCGGCAGCACACAGATGGTCTGTCACGGGTTGAGTACCTTTTGCGCGGGCGGATTGCGTTTGTATTCGACAGCACGCAGCAGGGCGTCGATGTCGTAGTATCCGACGAGCTGGTTGCAGGGGTCGCAGAGCAGTCCGCGGATACAGTTGCGGCAGCCCATGTCCGGCGGATGGTTGTCGCATTTTCGGTGGTCGTGGTCGACGGAGAGTCGTTTCGTTTTGCCGGTGGCGCGTCGGCAGATTGGGCAACGCTCGTCTTGGATGAGGTAGATCGTCCAGTATTCGACACCGGTGATGCCGTAGGTTTTTTCGGTGCGCAATTCATGCGCCCGGCTGCTGGTTTGTCTGCGTTTCCGGCGGTGATGGGTCGTGCATCGCGGGCCGGGGTGGGGTGCCGGGCGTTTCGTCGTAATCCCTTCCCCTGAGCAGTCTTTGCAGACCCGTGTAGCAGTCTTCGCCATGGATCATTTCCCCTAACCCTGGAAACAGGATTTCGACAACCCTGATCATCATGTCCCGAAATCTGGTGAAAGCGTCGAAAAGGTCGACGGCTACGCCGTTTTCCAGAACGCATAGCGCCCCGTTTCGCAGGTATGCGGTGACTATCGCGGTACCGCAGGGCGCTGAAACTATCGCGGCGGTGCCGTCGACGGGTGTGTGTGTCCATGACAGCGACGTGCCGCTGACTTGGTCGACGTAGATTTTTTCGGTGTGCCCGCAGTCGCAGCACAGCCCATCGGTGTAGCGCAGGCATCCCAGCCCGTGAAAGTCGTGGCCGCAGTCGGGGCACGGTTCGAATGTCTCTTTGGAGCCGTAGCCGTAGCTGCCGTAGACGCCGCGGTCCAGTTGTTCGTCCACGAGTTCGTCTATGCGGGCGATGACGTCGGACTCAGAACGTGGCTCTGGACGGGCTGAGAGGCCCGTGGGCGGGTTTTCGCCGCCTTCGTGGGTGGTTGCGCCTGACACGGTGTTTTCGTCCTCTCAGAATGGCGGTGCCGCGCCGCTGTAGTGCAGCGGCAGTGTGGGGGTGCGGTCATCGGTATAGCCGTCGTGGTTGAAGTCGGCTCCGCAGCGGTGGCCGGGGTGGATGTACGCGCCGGCCGGCAGCCCACGGGTGATCATCTCGGCGGTGCGCAACCGGGTCGCGTCGTCGCGGGTGTCGCCGGTCTGGTAAGTGGACGCACCGGAGAGTAGTACCATCGCTTCGCCGCGCAGCGATAAATGGATGGGGTCCATTCGGGTGTGTTCGCCGTGCACGACCGCGTAAAGGACTGGCCGCGCGCATTTTGTGCAGACGGCGTTTTTGGGCCGGGTGCATATCAGGTGTTGCGGCGCGGGCCGCGCCATTTCCATGATGGCGATGAGTGCCGCCGCTTGTGCCGCCCGGTAGTCGCGGCGTTCGTATTCGATTCGTGCTCTGGCGAACCAATTAGGCCGCGGAGTGGCAGCACATCGAAAGCAAAGCGGTCCGAGAATATCCGGCTGCCACGGGACGTCGGTAAGTGCGCCACAGCGGGGACACGGTAAATAGGAGGGCAGCGATCCGAAATACTCTTGCCGGCGCACGCATTTCCCGCCTACGCAGCCGTTAGGGTTCGGGCATGTCATTCCCGCAAACGCGGCGTCGTTGCATTGAACCATCAGTTATCACACCTTGCATTGTGTAGACGGTCGTGTATCCACTGCTCTATTGCGCAGCGGAGATTGTATTTGGCGATGCGGATTCGTTGGCGGATGGTGAATCGCACGGGCGGGCCAGGTTCGGGTAGTGGCCCGCGGAATTCCCGCCATGCCAGCGTGACGTCCTCTAGGCGATCCGGCATATTAACGGTGAAATCGATGTCGCGCCGTTCGTTATCAGCCATCGTTTGATCCCTCTCTAGGTGAACTTGACACGTGTCTCGCGTGCGCGCAGGCGTGTGTCATGCGCGCGTGCACGCGCCTGCGCGCGCGTGGACACGCTGAGACAGTGAGACAACCGTGCAGCCGCAGCGATCTGGCCTGAGATAACCGCAGTTGTCTCACTCAGTTGTCTCACAGTTGTCTCACGTGTATTGCCTGGTAAAAACAGTTGTCTCACTTGTCTCATTCTCTCTACGCGCGCGAGGACGGTTGTCTCATCGCCTGAGACAACTGTGAGACAACCGTTGAGACAACTCATAGGTCGAAGCCCTCCCCCGGCTGGCGCAGCCGCCAGTAGGCGGTGCACGGGAAGCCTTCGCGGTAGGACACGACTCCGAGTTGTTTCATGGCCCGGTACAGGGTGGGTCGGGATATGTCCTGATCGGCTTTGGCTTTTCCCATGATTTGTTTGGCGGGTGCCTGCCCCTGTTCTGTCAGGTATTCAGAAAGCCATTGCATGGCGAATCCCGGCCCGCCCAGTTCGTATTCCCCGTCTGCGTTGGCGTCTAATACGTCACCGGCGGTGAGTTCGCTGCGCCCGGTGATGGTGAATGCGGCTGCTTCGGCGATTCCGCCCAGGTCGGTGGGTACTTGAACGGTGGTGATTTCGTAGCGCAATGATAAGTCTTCGATGCCGGTGGAGTTTTTGACTTGGCTGAACACGCGGACGCCGGTTTTCTTTTCGCGGACGAATCCGAATATGGAGCGGGCGACTTCGCCGAACGCCGATGATCCGTTGATGGCGGCGACGAGATCGTTGCCGGGAAATTTGGTGAAGTGGCAGACGCCGAGCACGATGCCGTCTATGGCTTCGGCGAGCTGCGCCCAGGGTTCGACGTGGACCCGTGTTTCGTTGTTCTGGTTGATGTTGGTCGCGCCGGGGATGGTGGACATGATGGGGTCCACGACAACGACGCGGATCTGCGCAGCGGTGAACGTTTCGATCAGGAAATCACGGTGCGCGGCGACGAGCAGTTTGGTGGGGTTGCCTTCGTCGTCGCGCATGTCGGGGAAGCAGATGCGTGTCGGGTCGGCGGCGGCGGCATCCAGGCCGGGTTTGATGACGTAGGCGTGGGACTCTTCGCCGGGGCTGATGTAGGCGACGTTGACGGGCTGGCCCTGCCAGCAGCCTGCCATGGTGCCGTTGGAGTAGCCAGCGGCGAACCATCGGGCGGCATTGGATTTTCCTGCGCCGGGGCGTCCGGCGAGGATGGCCATGGTGCCGCGCTGGATTCGTCCGCGCCCGTCGTATTCCCACGCCCAGGTTGGGACGTTGGATCGTAGTTCTTTCAGCAGCGTCAGGTGCACCCGTTTGTGGCCGTTGACGATGGGGCCGCTGACGGGTGTTGCCGGGGCTGTAGCGACCGCTGACGGGTTTTCGGGGGTTGGGGCGGGTGGCGGCACCAGGGACAGGCGTGGCGGGGTCCACAGGCCCGAGAAGTCGTTTCCGGTGTTGTGTTCTGTTTTCGCGCGGATGTCGGCCAGCGGGGTGTGCACGGCTTGGGCTATCGACCAGGGCAGCATGTCGCGGAATTCGGCTGCCGCGCGGGTCTCGGACAGGCGGCGTCCGGTCCCGTTGGTGTTGATGAAGGATTGGATGAATGCCTCTTGCAGGACGTCGATGACGTCGCGGGCGGGATAGTATCCGGCGCGGGCCTCTTCGAGCGCGGCGGTGAGCAGGGACACCATGGTGTCGTGCCGAGAGTTTCCTTTGGCTGTTTCGTTGCGGAATTTGCGTGCCCAGTTGCCGATCAGCTTGGGCCGTGCTGATCCGGTGTAGGTGTTTTTGAATGCGGTGACTTCGGCGTCGGTGACCGCTGATTCGGCTTCGTCGGTGTCGGGCAGCATTTCGTCCAGCGGTGTGGGTAGTACCGGGATTTCGGAGCCTGCTGGTGCGATGCCGATCCACTGGTATTGTCCGCCTTCGGGGTGGGTGGTGGGTTGGGCGATGATGACGCCGCCTGCGCCTTTGACGTCGAGGCCCATGCCGGTCAGGTGGCCGCGTCCGCAGCCGATGCGTCGTCCCGGCGGCTGGGCGAAGACATGGTGGCCGCGGTTGGGGGTGTCTGGCCGGGTGGACTGATACGGCGCGTTGGTTGTCTGGTGCAGCATGGTGGCCAGCCAGTCGGGCAGTAGGTCGGGTTTGTCGACGTCGATGACGACGAGACCAGACCGGCCCAGGTCGAAGGCGATGCCGTCGCTGGTGCCTGCGTACCAGGCGGTGATGGTGTCGGGATCGGTGGATGATTTGTCTTGCCATTGGTCGCCTACCCGGCTGCCGGGGTGTTTGGTGCCTGGTTGTACGGGTAGCAGGTAGATTCCGGCTTGCGCGTAGAGTAGTGCGGCGCTGAGGTTTTCAGCGTCGTCGGGCAGCCGGGGGATCAGCATTTACCGGGTTCTGGCTTGGCAGTTGCAGCCGGGGCGGCAGTGCCCTGTCTTTTTATGGTGCTTGCGGGTGTGTTTGACGGGTGTGCAGGTGCAGGGGTGTGTTTTGCGCTGGCTGATGGCGGCGCGCACACCGCTGGTGGGTTGTAGCGCTTTGATGGCTTCCCATAGGGCGGGGTCCATCACGCCGGGTTTCATTGTGCGCCACCTTTTTCGATGATGACCATGTTGGGATGGAAGGCCAGTGAGGCAACGTCCCATAACAGTTTGGCTGTGCCGGACAGGTTGACGTCGTATTTATTGACGCAGTCGGCTAATGATTTGAAGTAGTTCATGGCCGAAAGATGCGGGCTGGCAAGATCTTCGCGGTAGTAGTAGGAGGTTACGATGTCTTCCACGATGTAGTGTCCGCCGGGTTTCAGCAGCGGGAACCATGCTTGGAATGAGGCGATGGTTTTCGCGCTGATGTGGCTGGCGTCGTCGATGATGATGTCGGGCTGCATTTTTGCGGCGGGTATGTCGGTGTCGGTTTGGTCGCAGATGTAGGTGTAGACGCCGGACCGGTCGGATTGCCAGCAGTCGGGGTTGTGGTCGATTCCGATGATGATCCGGTCGGGGTGGATGAAGTAGTCGGCCCACGTTTTGAGGCTTGCGCCTTGCCATACGCCGAGTTCGATCAGCATGACGGGGTGGTGGCGTAGGTGGCCGAAGGTTTTTTCGTAGATGGGGCAGTAGTTGTGGTCGATGCAGGATTTGTCGGTGCCGTGGTGTTCGGCGATGTCGTCCAGGGTGAGTAGGTACATGTGTCGATCCTTTTGGCGGGTGGGGGGAATCGGGTTGCGCTCTCGGCTGCCGGCGGAGCCGTGCTGGCAGTCTGGACTCACAGGTTCAGCACCACTCATCAGACGGAGTCCTATTCAGTTGTGGCGCAGCCCGATTCCCGGCTTTGGTGGTGCCCCGCGTCCGCGATTAGATCCCGTATTAGTGTGGATTGTTCTAACGGACGCGGGGCACGTTCTCTTATTTGTTGAGGGCGGCTAGGGCCGCTTTCGCTTCGGGTGACATGGTGGCCCAGATTTCGGGTGTCAGCCCTGCTGGGATTTGTTCGGCGGGCTGCACTGCGGTGGCGATGGCGGAGACTGTGCCGTTGCCGGTTCCGGTTCCGGCACCTAGGAATCCGGCGCTGGCGTTGGGTGGGACGTATTGCACGGCGTACTGTTTGGGCGGGCTGAAGGCGGGGTTGGTGCGTTCACCGTCGTGGGTATAGGTGACGGTGACCGTCCCGCCCAGGTCGAGTTGTTTGGCTCCGACTGCTTTGATGGCGGCTTGCATGGCGGCTTTCATTTGCCCTTTGATGTAGATGCGCCGTAGTCCGTCGTCCTCTTCGTCGTCGCGTTCCTGTGTTGCGAGGGTGACGACGAGTTGCATGGCGGGTGATCCGTCGTCCCAGGTTTTGGGTTTGCCGGGCTGGCCGGCGATTTTGGAGGGTTCGGTTTGTTGGGATTGGGTCATGTCGGTTATTTTCCCGGTGACGGTGGCTCCGTATTGGGGGAATTGTGCTGGTTTGATGCCGCCTGCGAAAAAGTCGGCGCTTGCGTTATCCATGGTGTGTTTCTCTTTCCTGTTGTCCTGCTGTCCTTTTGGTGCAGGTACTCTTTTTTCCTAGCCTGTCTAAGTAAGTTGGTGTGGTTTGCGCGGCCCCGCGCCCGAGTTATCGGAAGCGTTGCCCGCCATGGCGTTTAGCGGTGTCAGCGAAATGCTGGTCGTCGGGGTGTGCTGTGGCGTAGCTGGATACGCCGGCGCGCTCTAGGCGGCACATGGCGCAGAGTGCTTTGCCGTTGCGGATGTGGATGTTGATGTTTTCGCCGCAGTCGTCGCACAGTCGCGCGCTCATAGCAGCGTCTCCTGTGTGACGGTTAGCCAGTGGCCGGGTTTAATGGTTAGTTGTCCGACCCAGACATGGAAGAGGTCACCGGTTTTTCCGATGTGGCAGTGCCACCCGCGGCGGTGCCGGGCGTCCCGCAGACGGTGCTTGCTCATTTGGTCTCCTGAAAGGGTAGTTCGTTCATGGGGATTCGCTGCGCCCACGCCTTTGATTCGGCTTCGGTCATGTTGGGCAGGTCGAAGGCGAATGTGACGTCGTCGGGCCAGCCGATGATGTCGAATCGGACGACGTTGACTCTTTCCCAGGGGATTTCGCAGACGACCCGGTATTTGCGTACCCGCTCTTGGGTGATGCCGAGCGGGGTTTGGAAGCGGGCGGTTTGCCAGCATTCGAAGTTGATGGCGCAGGGGAACATGACGCCGGTGTCGGTGTAGGCGATGATCTGCTGCGGCTCGGTGATTTTCATCGTAGCCAGTTCCCGAATCCGTCGAGCAGGACGCGGATCGAGTCGCCGGGGTCGGATAGTGGTGTGCCGTTGATGCGTATCGGCCAGTCCATGGCTAGGGGTGTCATGTCGACGGGGGCTGTGTCGCCGTAGCTGGGGTGCAGGGCGATGCGGTCGTAGATGCCGGATTGCAGTTTGTCGTAGGTGAATTCGGCGAATTTGGGGATGATTCTGCCGTCCTCCAGCCGTATCGGTGTCCACATGCGGCGGGTGAGTTCGATGCGTTGGCTGTAGTCGACCACTACGTGCCAGGTGTGTGTGAATGTGCGCCAGTTCCAGCGTTTCTGGTGGTGGATGGGGTAGCCGTAGAGGGAGATGTACCAGCCGTCTGGGAACATGTCGTAGTAGGTGCGTATCAGGGCGTCCCGCGTGGATTTGATCACCGGTAGTCCCTGAGCTGTTGTGTGTGGCATGGCGGGTGTGGGTAGTAGTTGCAGGGGTCTTCCCCTGCTGTTTTCCACCACATGTAACCTAGGTAGGGCAGCAGGCAGATTCCGATGATGATTCCCAGTGCGCGGGCTGCCTGTAGTATTTTGTGCCAGTTCATGTTTGGGTTCTCCTGCTGTAGTCGGGCCGGTAGTCGGGGCAGCCGCATTCGCAGGGGTGGGTGGTGATGCCGTTTTGTTTGCGCAGCCAGTGCGCGGAGTGGGGGCAGCGGCATAGGCACGGCGCGAAACTGACAGTCATTTGGGTACCGTCATTCCGCTGTGGTTGGTGATGGTGGGCTGGAAGTCGGGTCCGCCGGGGCAGGCGTAGGGGTTGTCTTGGTGGCGTGCCGGGTTGGCGGCGAAGTAGGGGCACCAGGAGCATTCGTACGGTGTGGTGGGGATGGCGGCGAGGCGTTCGGGGTGGTGTTCCAGGTCTAGTTCGTCCATGAGGATGATGAGCGAATCCAGTTTAGCGAGTGTGGTTTCCACGATGTCGTCGCTGTAGGGTTCGGTCCATAGCAGCGAGGTTGAGAGCAGACCGCCGCGGGGCAGGAACCAGATGCCGACTCGTTTGACGTCGTAGCCTTCGTTGCGGTAGCCGCGTCCGTATAGGTGGGCTTGTGTGCGGTATAGCGGCGTCGGGCCGTGTTTGCGGTATTCAGCCATTTTTGTGGTGCCGGGGAATTTGTAGTCGATGACGGTGTGGGTCCAGGTGTCGTAGAGGTCGCAGGTTCCTGATAAGCCTTCGCGGACGGTCACTTTCCGTTCAGCCAGCCAGCGGGGCAGCGGTTTTCCAAAGGCTGGCACATCGTTGAAATGCTTTAGCTGTTTGTTGTCGTAGTCGGCGGCGTCTTGCATGGCGCGGTGCGCAGCGACACCGACATAGGATGGCAGCACATCGAATTGCGGGTTCACGGTGTGCTTGTCGTCGGCCAGCAGACCGGTGATGACATTCCTAGCGCACGGATGCCCCACTTGTGAAGGGCCGAGCGCTACTTGGGCGTGCCGGGGATGGCTGTGGGCGTGGTTTTTGACCATGGTTTTGAGATCCGCGAGCAGCGGGTCGGGGTCACGCGGGCTGGGCGCAAAGAATGTCTCGGACACATTGGCGGTCATGCGGCGGGCGCTTTCGGCGGGGTGGGGTGTTGCCATAGGTCGTCGGCTGCTGTGTCGAAGTTGGTTGCGGCCATGAGGGCTTCGAAGATGTCGAGTAGCAGGGCGTGCACCCAGCGGGGGATCATGCGGCGCTCCTGACTGCGTCGAGGAGTTGAGCGCCGATGTACTCGGTGTAGGCGGGCGGGATGGCTTGGGCTAGTTCGGTGTAAGACTTCATCCAGTCAATGCCCATTGCTTCGCGGGCGTGCTCCAAGCTCTTTGCTTTGATGCCGCGGCGCGTTCCGCTGCCGGGGCGCAGATACTCATTAGGCTCAGGGTGGTCACCGTAAACCCCGACAGGTACGCCTTGCGAAGCGTGGGAGCAAGGAACGCCTAATATGGCTACGCTTGTCTCAAAGTACCGATGGCGGCGCACTGCCAGCCCAAACGACGATCCACATAATCTGACTGGATTGATCAATTCACGTTGCGCGCCTTCGACGTTCTCGATCACATATGGGACAGAAGATCGTTGGACTAATTCCCGAACGACGGGGATCAAGCGCGCATGCCGGCCAGGATCGGCAGTCATGGTGGAATAAGCCTGACAGGGTGGGGATGCGTGTATTGCGTCGGCGTGGTGTCCGATAATCTTGATGGTTTTCAACGCACAGGTCTGAATAAACTGAAATGGGTAATTCGGCTGCGGATCAATATCGATGCCAAGTACCCGAAAGCCGGCACGGTGGTATCCCATTGCTGCGCCGCCTGCCCCGCAGAACAGATCAAGGAGTAGCGGCCGGCGCGTCATGCGGCTGCTCTTTTCGTTGCGCGGCGGCGTAGTTGGTGGCGGAATTTTTTGTGCGGTTCGCCGTATACTTTGCCGCCGATGACGCCAGCTAGGTTGGCGGTGCGGGTGCCGCCGCTGCTGCGCCGGGTGTGCGCGACCGCCCACAGGTGACAGGCGACGAGCACGGGGCAGTCGGCGCACAGGTATAGAGCGTTGATGACGTCTTCGTAGGTGGTTCCGTCCATGGTGCGGGCGTGGCCGATGCAGGCGGCGCGGGCGTCGTTCATTGGGGCGAAGGTGTATTCCGTGCTCATGTGTCTGCGCCTGACAATCTGTAAATTTCGCGCTCATTCCAGTGGGAGAATGTCGGGTGCCAGGCATAGAACGGCAGTTCGGGAATCACCAGATATCCATCGGGACCGAAGCGAGGCAAGCACTCTATCCACGGTCTGTCTGCTCCGACCATGTAGGCATCGCGCGGAATTTTGTCCCTGACTTCTGGCGTGGACACGTAAAGCCATGCGCCTTCATTGTTGCTCACGTGAGTGGTTCCATCATGCTGACGCCCATCCGGTACCAGGCGGGGGGTGTGCGGTCCACGGGCCAGATAACATCGTCTTTCGTCCAGTTCAAATAGACCAGGATGTAGGTGATTTCGTGGCGGTCGAGTCGCTGCCATTGTTCGACGTCGCCATGCAGCCGCCCGCTGGATCGCAGGCCAGGGTATAGATAACGAGTAGGGGCGATGTCGTGTCTACCCATGGTTGAGTCCTCTTATCTTGTCTGGCCGGAACCCGGTCCACACGTCGTTGCCAGTGACGACGACGGGCATTTCTTTGTGCCCGGCGGCTTTCAGCATGTCGCGCACTTTGTCGTCGGCGGTGACGTCGATCTCGGTGTAGGTCAGGTGTTTTGATTCGACCATGGTTTTGGTGAGGCGGCATGCTTGGCAGAGTTCGTTGCCATGCTCGTCTTTGCCCAGTGTGTAGATCATCAGTTGTCTAGTCATCGCCGGTGTCTTCCGCGTTAGCCCAGTCGTCGGCCCAGGCGTACATCTCTTCCAGCTCGCTGTTCCAGTAGTCGTCGTCGGCCCAGAGTGCTTGCGCGGCAATGCACAGCGTGTTGGCGGCGGCGTAGAGGGCGTCTGCGAGTAGTTTTCTCATAGTTCGTTGATCCCCTTCGTCTGTCCTTTGAGGCTGGTCAGGTCGAAGAGTGGCGGGTTGTGGTGCCGCAGCGAGTCGGACTGCGCGGCAGCCTGTACCAGCGCGTCGGCCAGGTCGATGCGTGATGCTTCTACTTGCTCGTCGGTCATGGCGGCGTAGTCGGCTTTACTGGCCACCGTGAATTCGTAGCCGTGACCGGCGACGGTGACGCGCACGTCGTAGCCTTGACCTTGGGCGGTGAAGATGTGATCTTGCCCGCGTTTGCGGTGCTGTATCACGACCCGCTGCCCTCTTCGAATATGGTCGCCTGCCAGCCGTGTTCGGGGCACATGTATACGGTTTCGTCGCCGTGGCGTTCATGCGCCAGCTCTTGGCCGCATGCGGGTTCGGGGCAGGTGCGGGCACGGGGGTCGACATGTTCGACGGTCATCACTGCTCTTTCGGTTTGAAGATGCTGTTGAACAGGTCACCGACGTCGCCGCTGTAGCGGTCAGGGTCGTAGATGGGCCGTCCATCGGATCGTTTGCCACCGTTGGTTTTCCGCCAGGCACGCAGGTATCCGATGGCTACCTGTTCGGGGTAGGGGGCGACCGCGAGTAGTTCGGTGGGGGTGGGTGCGAAGTCTTGCAGGGCTAGCATCGGATGTCATCTCTCTCTGTGAAAGCGAGTACGACGCCCGCCGGTTGATTGTCTTCTCGCAGTGTGTCATCGTGCCCGCAGTCGTAGCCCACTGCGGCGCATTCGCCTGGTGTTGCACACCCGACACACTTGGAGCGGCGGTGTCCCGGCCCTTCGGGTGTGGGGTGTACCCATCCGGCGATCACGAGCTCACCGGCCCAACGGATCTCGACATACGGGGGCTTACCGTCCCGCCATTTCACGGTGAGATCTTTTACCTCTCTTGGCTTTCCCATGCTGCTGCGCCTCTCTGTGTGCTTCGATCTGCTGTTTGCCGTGTTTCCATAGCTGCACGCGGGTGCAGCGTTTGCAGTGCCGCACGCAGTATTCGCCATCGGCGTCCGCTTTTTTGAATCCCCGGTGGCAGTGCGCGGATTGGGTGAGTAGCCGGTTGACGATTTTGCGTTTCGGCCAGGTGTCGCGGTAGGAGATCATGTGTTCAGCCATTTTCCGATCTCGGTGTGTTTGACGGGTTGCGGTGCGCGCATGGCGGCTTCGACCAGCCGCTTGCAGGTGTCGCGGTGCCCGGCGGATGCCAGCAGGGTTAGGCGTAGTTCTTTGCGGCGTTCGTGTTCGGCCCGCATGAGCAGTGTTTCGGCGGGCCAGCGTGCCGGCGGGACGGGCTGGTATCCGATGGTGGTCATGTCGGCTTCGGTGTCGTATCCGGCGGTGACGGGTAGCCAGAATCCGCCGTCCATGTCAGGCCCGACGATGCGCCGTGCGTCGAAGAGGACACGGTTGCCGCGGTAGTGCAGGATGTCGGGCATTACTGTTCCAATCCTTTTGATAGACAATCGACTTGCGCCTGCGTGGCTGCACGGACCATGTCGTCAACGACGTATTTGGCTTGCAGGGTGATTTGTTCGCCAGGGCTGTCGAACCGGATCATGTTTATCAGGCTGATCAGGTTGACGGCTGCGGCCAGCCGCAGTTCGTTGTAAGCGTCGATGTCGGTCATACGGTGGTGCTGCCTGACCAGTAGGACGGGCAGTAGATCTTCTCGGCGGCACCGACAAGGTAGATGCTGTCGCGCAGGTTGAGCTGCGACAGGCCGTAAACCTCTTTGATGACTTGCTTTTCAGTTTCACCGGCTGCCCGCAGCATGCAGATGTAGTGTGCCCCGGCGATTTCGGCTCCGACACCGTCCCAGTTTTCGATGTGCCCGGCGTCAAGCAGGGACAGGTATGCGTCGTCGTTGCTGTCGGCGTTAGCGTCAGGCGCGATGGCTGCTGATATGCACAGGAACGCGACAACCAGCGCGACGACCACGGCGAGGGCTGCGAGTAGCGTGGTTCGTTTCATTTCAGCTCCATGCGGCGGACTTCGGTTGTCTCCATGCAGATTTCGCGGATGCCCGCGTAGTGTTGTTTCAGGTATGCCTGATTTAAGCGGCGCTGTTTGGTGGTTCGCCAGGTGAGTACCACGTTGCCGTCGAGTTCTCCGTGTTCGCAGTCGCCTAGTTTCTCTTCCACGGCGGCGCGGGCCTGGTCGTAGGTTTCCTGTAGGGTGTTGATGCGTTGTTTGCAGGCTTGCATGATTTCGACTTGGCCGCGGACGTCTTCAAGATCCATCGTTGTACCACCTATCTGTTTCGTGCACTGCCGCAGCGATAGCGGAGTCACCTTGTGCAACAGCGGGCGGCTCTAGTTGCCGCATAACGTGTTCCAGCCAGTCGTTGTAGATGGGGATTTCGACTCCGCATGAGCAGTAGCCCGATAACCATTCGGGGAAGTGTTCTTTCAGTGTGTCGCGGACGTCGTCCAGCGCTACGGTGCCGCTCATGGCAGCTCCTGGTAGTGGATGGGTGTGCAGTTCGGGCACCATCCCCACTGTGTGTGCCGGTTGCATTGCAGGCATTCGCCGTCGCGGTTCACCGGCGGGGCGATCTCTTCGGACCGCAGCTTGTCGATCCCATATAGCGTCATTTCAGCCCCAGGTTGGCGAGGATTTGTTGTGCGAAGCGGGCTTTGGCCTGTTCCTGTGCCTGCTGGCGGTACCAGTTGGTCATCTCGCGGTTGACGTGTACGAGTGCGCGTTTGCCGGTTTCGAACATGCCGACCACCACGCCGTTGACCTTGATTTCCCAGACGTAAATAGCGAACACCCTTGGGTCGGGATCGAATATACGGCGGCGCACCACGACAGGCCGGCTCATGGTCGTGCCGCTATCATTCGCAGCAGCTCGTTTTTGGTGCAGCCGGTGATCCGTTTCACCAGGCGGTAACCCGGTGCGGGCCAATCGCATTCATCGAAGTACACGATGCCGAATTCCCACGGGTGCGGATTGTCCACGCACGCGGCGATAACCACCGGCTGTGTGTCGTGGCTGCACATCAGATGTTGCTGATTTCTTTGCCGCACTTATTGATCCGTGCGACCAGGGCGCGGATCTGTTTGAACCCGTCGCGCACGGTGTCGATGTTGCAGTCGGGGTCGAAGTTGTCGGCACCGATGAATGCGGCTTCCAGTAGGAATGCGTGACGTTCGAACGCGGACACAGCACCTTTGATCACCGCTGCCTGGTTGCGGTAGTTCTGCGCCTTTTCGACCTGCTTTTGCACTTCGGCCAGGGCGGTGTTGACGGGCTTCTCGTCTTTGTCGACGGCTGTCAGTTCAGCCTTGGCGAAGTCGCGGACCTCTTGGGGTAGCTTCTCGTCGTTGGCGACGGCTTCGATCTTCTCGGCCCGGTCCAGGGTTTGACGGCTTTTGCCGGTGCCTTTGGCTGCGGCTGCCCCGGTGTCCATCTTCACGACGGGCTGCGGTAGGTCTATGTATTTGACCGCGGACGGTTCGTCGTGTTCGGCTGGTGTCTCTGGTAGGAGCTCGGGTTTCCCGTTCTGCTCACTGGACGAAACGGGAGCCGGCTTCGGATTAGGCTTGGGTGGTGCGGCTTTCCCTTTTTTCAGGGTGGCGTTGCGCTTGGCTTCACCGAGTGGTTCCAGTAGTTCCTTGCGCTTTTTATACAGCGCGCGGGCTTCGCCAGTGGTGAACGCTACCCGGCAGGTGTTCTCGTCGTGTTCGGCGAGCAGCCGGGCGGCTTCGTCCAGGTCGGACACGATGTGCGCTTCGATGTCGGTTCGGTTGAGCTGCCGGCAGGCCAGGATTCGGCGCTGCCCGGCGATGAGTTTGCGGTCCGGTGTGATGACGACGGGGTGCAGCAGCCCCAGCTCCGCAATGGAAGCTGTGAGTTTGTCGAGATCTTTTTCAGGTTGGGCGCGGTAACGTTCCCCTATCTCTATAGTGTCGATGGGAACGAGTCCGAAGTAGTTGGGCAGGTCATTCATGGCGGTGCTGACTCTCTTTTCTCTGGCGGTGATGGGTGGATCTAGCTGCCGTTGGGTGCGACCAGATCGACTAGGGGGACGTCGAGGGCGTCCGCGAAGTTGCCCAGCTCGTCTACGGTCAGCACGACGCGGCCGGATAGGCGGCGGGAGATGAACTGTTGGCGGCGTCCGAGTTTGCGTGCGAGTGATGCTTGGGTGATGTTGCGGCGTGCCATCTCGGCGCGAAGCGCCGCGGTTACTCGCTCAGAGAGTGGTTTACACGGCATGTGATAAGGGTTACACCCTCAGCGCGTAAAACACAAGGGATGTCAGGGGTGTGTCGCAACGGTGAATTTTCGGCCGGCAGGCTACCGACTTGCGGATACTCGCTTAGTAGGTAAAATACGCGCCATGAGTACATCATTCATGTTGGTGGATGCTGGCGACGATGGTGAAACCAGGAGCCAGGCTGTTACACGGCGTGTTCGCGAAGAGCTGGCCCGCAAGGGGCTCAGCGTTTCCGCGGTCGCGCGGTTGGCCGGGGAGAGTCAACAAAAGCTGTCACGACGGATGACCGGGTCCATTCCGTGGGACGTCGATGAGCTGGACGAATTCTGCCGGGTCGCAGGGATCTCCTATGAATATGTGACCACGGGGTACCGGGCGCTGCCGGAACAGTCAGGCCACCCGCATCCCGGTCCCCGGCGACTAAGGAAGGTTCCCGCCGGGGAGTCGCTCCCCTGGGAGGAGTCGAACCTCCAACCCTTCGGTTGGAGTTGGCGCGGCAACGTGCCGGAATGGTTCGCTCGCACATTCTGTCCCAATGAGCCGGTCAATTCACCGGAGCCTGACGACCTGAAAGACGCAGCATGACGTGCAATATGCAGCTCTACGACACCGCCCACCCGTGCGCGGGCGTGCTGGTGCATCATTGCATGATGCCGGCCACGCGCACCGGCACCGACTGGTGGGTGACGCATGAGGGTCAGCATCGCTGCGCCGGTTGCGGATATGAGTGGCTGGGACATAAGGAACTGGGGAGGACAGCATGAAGCAGGCCGGCACGGTTCCGCCGTTGCGGGTGGTCCTCACCTTGCTCTGGCATCAGCTCCGCGGGCATGTGCTGGTGTTCGACAGCCTTGGGGAACGTCCCATGGTGTGGCGATGCCGGACATGCTGTCGCCAATGGGGTGCGTAAACCGCTAATCTACTGATTAGAGGTTTGCGCAGCGCGCATTATCCACAGGCTATTGGACAGATGTAGATCACTGTGATTGTTCACAGAAACCGGCAACGGCAACGCCGCATGCGCGGATGCAATCCTGCATCTTCGGGTGCATTACTGAACGTGAACCTGTGACAACGCGCGTTGTCTTCACAGAAACTCGCGCTGCCCCTGACGTCGGAGTAAATATGCGAACCGTGACTATGGGCAATAGTTCATCGGGGATTCACACACTGTCTTACACACTACCGGGAGGATGGGACACCGCGATTGACGCCTGGCTGACATGGCTGGTTGCCGCCGGAACGTCCGCGGCCACCCGGCGCACCCGGCGCTCCCATGTCCGCGCTGTCGCGCGCGAGCTGGGCATAGCGGAGCCCGGCGACGTCACCGCCGATGACCTGCTGGCCATACTGGGACGCCCCCAGATGTCCGTAGAGCACCGCCGCGGGGTGCGGGCCAGCCTGGCATCGTTCTACCGGTTCGTCACGGTGACGGGCATCGTGATGATCGATCCGACCGTGAAGCTGCCGCCGGTGCGCGCGGCCACCGGTGCGCCCAAGCCGGCCACCGACGCTATCTGGCGCGAGCTGCTGGCGGTAGCCGACCCGCGCACCGTGTTGATGGCACGCCTAGCGTGTGAGGCCGGTCTGCGCCGCGCGGAAGTGGCCGGCGTGCACACCGACGATCTGGTCAACGGCAGCGACGGGGCGGCGCTGATCGTGCATGGCAAAGGGTCCAAACAGCGGGTGGTGCCGATCACCATGTCACTGGCCAATGCCATCGTGGTGGGCTGCCCGCGCGGCGGGTTCCTGTTCCCCGGCAAGATCGACGGGCACATGAGCCCCGACCGGGTCGGGCATCTGGTGTCCAAGGTGATGCCGCCGGGGTGGTCCATGCACAAGCTGCGGCACCGGTTCGCCACCCGCGGCTACGCCGGGACACACAATCTGCGGGCGGTGCAAGAGGCGTTAGGTCATACGTCGGTGGCGACGACGCAGCGGTACACGGCGGTGTCGTCGGCGGAAATCCGGCTGGTCAGCGAAGCCGCCGGAACCGCCTGCTGATCTACCGATTAGAGGTCTGGGTCGGTTCGTGGCCGGTAGTGCCAGCTCCATTCGACCTCTGCCGGGTTGACGTTTTCAGGCAGCGTGACGAATACATACCCTGCGGCTCGCAGGGACTTCAGCACGTCGCGGGCAACGTCAACTGGCCGCGTGGCTGCGCTTGCATCTATGGCTTGTGTCGCCAGCGTCAGCGGTGTCTCGATCATCTGATGCTTGCTCCTGTCGTTAACCACCGGGTTAGCGGTACCGGTCTGGATTGTTGATCAGCGCATCCTCAGCCGCGCCGTCTTCGCTCCACGCGCAGTGCGGACAGATGCGGAACGGGTTGCCGTGAAATTTTGGGCTGGGGCAGTGGAACGAGTGATTGCACCTGATCCCGGTAGCCTGCTCGATGCCCACCTTGTTCGGGTCCGTCGACAGGCAGAATGGGCAGCACACTAGGTAGTCGTCGCTCATGTGCTCCTACCTGCAATCAAGGGGTTAGAGGTCACGTCGACATCTCGCCTTGTAGGCTGTCCGCGAGCAACATCCTGATCAGTTCAGCGCGCGACACGCCAAGACGATTGGCCTTGGCATCGACCGCCGCTAGCAGCTCGTCGCCAAGACGAACGTTGATCGGCGTGCCAACTTCGGGCCGACCAGCAGACTTCTTTCGCGCCGTGGTGTAGTTGTAGTGCGGCCCACTGTGATTCGGGGCGAGGTCGCATCTACCCCCCTTAAACGGGAGATTGCACGGTTCACCAGCGGTGCCCCTGATACCACGAGCCATCAGACCGCAGCCAGCCTGTCGCGTGATCGGAGGTAGGACAACTGGTATTCAGCAGTCGCTCGCGTGATGAACACGCACAGCCGACCGTCGAGCATGTCGGATGCGATCTTGCCGCCCTGGTTGACGATGGCATAAAGAGGGCCACCGTCTGTGTAGGGGCTTGGGATGACACGCCATGTTGGGCTTCCGGTGTTAGGTTTCATGGGATTAACGCTACCGCTTATCCGCCCGATTTGCAATACCGTTTATTCGGTCGTTAACCATCAGTTTGCGGATCAGCCCAGTTGCGGGCAGTACACCGCATTAGCATCCGCCACCAACACCGAAATTACACCGAACGGCGGGTTGTCAGGCGAGTTGATAGCGTGCGCCACCTGCGAGCGGGTGGGGTGGCTAGGGTCGGCCAGCATCGCGCACACCGTGTGAGCGTTGTGGATGACCAGGGCGGGATCTTCGATGTGCCAGTCGTAGGGTTTCCAGTCGGCGGCAACCATATTCAGGTAGCGCTGATCCTTATCGGCGGGCGCGACGGGCGGGGCTGCGGTCACCGTCACCGCGGGCGGGGTGGTGGTCACCGTGACCGGTGCGCGGTCAGCCGTTTTTAACGGTCGGTCCGGCGTGGTTGTGGCCGGCGCGGGGTCTGCCGGGCGCGGCAGCGGCGGCGCGTGCCCGGTAGCCAGTACATAGGATGCCAGGCCGATAGCCGAGAGCATCACCGCGGCCAGCAGCCCGGTCCAGGCATGCGACATGGGGCGGCGCTGCGCTGGTGTCGGCTGCGTTTCGGCGACCGACCAGGCCAGCGCGGGCTGCGCGGCCATCGTCGGGTAGTCCACGACCGGCTCAGCCGATTGGGTGTCGACGTCGCTCATACTTCTCTCCAAAACTTTCCGAGAGATCCGCCAAACACCCAAATCTCTACTTGCTCAAGTGTTTTCATGCCGAACTCATCACCGATAGCAGTCTCGCCGGTGGGTTCGATTAGCCAGGTTACCGATGCCGGATCAGTTGTCATGGCTGGTACCACCCTCCGTGTGATGGGTCGAACTTGAAGCCGCACACTGTCGGGTCGGGGAAGCACCAGGGCGGCAGCAGTGTGACGTGCGGTGCGGGAACGGGCTGGGGTTCAGGTGTGTCGGCGTGGCTGGCGGGTGCCCCGATCAGCGCCATGGCTGCCAGAAACAGCAGCCAGATGCCGACGAACCAGAGCACGAATTTCTGCCGTGCAGTCATCATGGCTTCACTTTCCTTTTCGTCTTGCTGGTTGTCCAGTCGCGAGCGACCCGCCCGGCACCGTAAGCCACCACGAATTCGCGGAGCAGGGCCGATATGGTGGTGCCTTCACCGATGGCGCGCTGCTGGGCTGCATCCCATGGGTCGTCGTCGCAGCGGAAATGCCGGTGTCGGGTGGACATCAGATGCTCAGCGCGCGTGACTGCTCAGCGGTCTCGACACGGTCATGGATGCTGACCGCCGACACGTGCAGTCTGCCGGGCAGGAAACTCGACACGACCTCCGTCCAGCGTGAGTCGCTGCTGTCGACCAGGTTGCCGCCATCCATCGACCAGCGGCCCGACTCATGCACGTCCAGCGGCACCAGGTGCGGCGGGGCACCGTCAAGCTGGCTTTGCACCAGCACGGCAGCCGGTGCCTTTTCATCGGGTGTGAACACCTGCGACCCGCGGGGCATCGGTTCAACTGTCTTGCCGCGCTTCTGTCGGACGACGCCCACCACTGTGAACTCTTCGACCTGGCTGGACGCGCCTTTATTGGTGCAGTCGGCACCTTCGCGCGCCCATCGGGCGTTGCGGTAGACGTTGACGGTTAAACCCTTGTGCTGCTCGGTTGCTTGGCTCATACCTAGACTGTAAGCCCAGTGGGGGGACATGTCAAGGTAAATAAAAAAGAGACTACCGTCACAGTGACGAATTGTAGCCGCCCACCGGCGGGCGCAACGCCACCAGCGGCGCCTCACACCCCGCGGGCTTCGGCTTCTCTTTCCTGGTGTCCGGCGCGCGCGATGACGTCCCGGCTACCGGCATGAACGGCAGCACCGGCAACCCCACCCCTTCGCCGGCCAGCGGTGACACCGACGCGGCCAACTCGACCGGCACCGCCGCTGGCGGCTTCCCCGCGGCCTGTGTCCAACTGGCGGGCACGCTGACCCGACGCCCGAGTTGCGGCGCGTCACCCATCCCCGCGGACGCAGCGAAGCCGGCCGGGCTGATAATCGGCATGCCCCTGCCCGCGAACGGCTCCGCGCGGCGCTCATCGGACGGACTGCCGGACGACTGCTGCTGCGTCTGCTGCTGATCCTGCGCTATCGCCAGCAGCGCCAGCAGCGTCGACACCGGGGAACTGGACACAATCGATGTGCCATACTCTTCGATCAGCAGCCCCAGCCCTTGTATCCCGCCGACACCCTGCCCGTTCAGAAACCCGATGATCCCGCCGGGCAGCGGCGACGGTGGCGGGGCGGGCGGGGCCGGAAGCGCCGCGGTCACAGCAGCCGACGCCACCTGATACCCGGCCATGGTGGTCACGTCCTGCGCCCACATCTCTCCGTACTGGGCTTCGGTCGCAGCGATAGCCGCGGTGTTCTGCCCCAACAGGTTGGTGGCTATCAGCATCGCGAGCTGCGCCCGGTTGGCGGTCACCGCGGCCAGCGGCACCATAGCCGCGCGCGCCGCTTCGAACGCCGACACCCCGAGCTGCGCCTGCGTTGCCGACAACTCAGCGTGCATGGCAGCCTGCTGCATCCACGCTGCCTGCGCCGCAGCGTTGGCCCGCATAGCCTGCGCCGCCGAACCCTGCCACGGTATCGACGCAATGATCGAACTCCATTGCGCCGCTGCCGCGTGGTGTTCTGCGGCCAGACTGCGCCACGCCACGCCGGCTGCGATCAGCGGGGCCGGGCCGGGGCCGGTCTCGATCAGCGCCGAATTGATCTCAGGTGGCAGCGCCGCAAACCCTGCCATTTCTAGGTCAACTCGTCATCGGCGGTGCGCCACATAGGCGAATATCGGTACCACCACAACGATTATCGTCAACCAAAGCGCGACCGCGCCAAGCAAACTCACAGATCTACCTTCAGCTCAGGCGGGATCGTCGGATACTCTTCACCCGGTACGACGTCGTCTATCCAGCGGATCAGCTTGCGCAAGTAGATGATTGCTCGCGAGTACAACCGCTCGTTACGGTCGGCGCGTTCCCTGTCGGCTTCGGCCCGTAGTTCGGCGTCATCGATACGGCGCGAGTTTTCCTTGATATCGTCCTGCAAACTCATGTTCCATTTCTGCATGCCTTCGGTGATCTGCGCCCACTGTCTGGCTTGCGCTTCGCGTTCCGCCGCAACAGCTTTGCGCATTTCGGCTTCCGCGGTTTGTGCCGCCGCTTCGGCAGCCTTATCGGCGGCTTTCGCCGCGAGCTGCTGCGCTGCCGCTTGCGCTGCCACAGCGGCCTCTTGCGCCTTAGCGACGGCGATTTGAGCGCTGGCGGTGCGTTCCTTCGCCCGGCGATCCGCCAGCGCTCCGACGACGATACCGACAAACCCCAGAACGGCGGCGACAACCGGCGCGACGTTCGTCCAGTCTATTATAGCCACGGCGTATGCCAGATGACTTTACCAATCGGCGAATGAGTATAGACAACTTTGCCGTCTACCAGGCAAAGGTAATGATACGAACCGGCTTTCAGCATAGCCTTGTGAATACAGACCAGTTCGTTGTAGAACAATATCCGAATTTCGGCACGCTCGTCTTGAGTGAACATCTCATACCCACTACCCCTGCCTATTAATAGCGAACGCCCAAGCTATTACAGCGATCTCGCGAGGTTCGCGAGGTAAGTCTTCCCGGCGTAGGAGTCGTAATCGACGTGTGGTTTGGTCTGACCGCCGTAGAAACTGATAGCCATGATGATGGCCTGCGTGACGTCGAGTGCTGCGTGCGCCCCGCTGGTGATCAACTCTTCGCCGAACAGCCACAGATCCAATATCTCACCGGTCCACTGCGTCAGCACGAAATCGAAGATGATCCGAATGACGACGCCGACACCGTTCGTCGGGCAGCAGGTATACATGTCGACGCCCGGCTTGCCGTCATACGACGGCTGATTCGGACCGTGGCAGTAATGGTGAACGGAATCCGGTGTCCGCCAGTTGTTCCGCGGACCACCGATGCCAGCCCCACCGGGATCGGGCACCGCGCCCAGAGCTGGTGCGATAGGGTTCCACTGGCCGGCGGCGCGGTACGGGTTGCCGTACATCACGCCGCCTTTACAGTCGCCGGACTTGTCCTGTTGCAGATACAGTTCCGAAATGATTGCACCCTCCGACCATGCGGAGATCAGGTAGGGGCCGGGATGCTGGGCACGCTGGTTTTTCAGTTCAGCCAGGCCGCTGTTCACACCGATAGACAGCGGGAATGCGCCGCTGTTGTAGCCGATGGGCTGCCAGTATGCCAGGTTCAATCCCTGGTTCGAAAGGTACTGCGCCACTTCGGCTTGCGGCCCGGCCCACATGTTGCCGCCGAAGCCGTTGATGCTGAATATCGTGAGCGTCATAAGAGTTTCTGCGCTTCCTGCAACACCTTGATCAGTGTTTCCAGCGCCGCCGCGTCGGTAGGCGACACGAAGGCCAGCACTTTTTCGGCCATCTCCGCTACCGAGATGCCTTCAGCAAGTGCCTTTTGCACCCCGGCGAGGATGGAACCGACGTTGGGAAGGGTGGCCTCTAATGGTTGGTCGGTCATTTTTGTTTCCTTACTTTGTGGACCCGGTTTGTTTAACCAGGAAATCTAACAGCGCGGTTGCGCTCTCGAATGGTGTGGGTGGTGAACACCGCGTCGGCTAGCGCGATAGCCACAGGGACAACCGTGCCGTTAGCGCCGTTCAAATACTGGCCCAGGATGTCATGGGCAGTAGTTGCCCAGGTGGCGATGCCACCTAGCACGGTGACCAGGTTTTTGCCCCATTGAGCGAGTTGGGCACCGGTGATGTTGATCCCGCCACCCGGTGTCGGCGTCGGAACGGGTGTCGGAGCCGGCGTCGGTGTGGGTGTGGGTGTGGGTAAGGGAGTCGGGGTCGGTGTCGGTGTGGGACCGCTGGTGATACGGGCCAACACCGCCTGCGCCAGCCGGATATCCTCAATCCGGTCAGGGTATTGAGTGACGTCACCGTTAGCTACCGACTGCAACACCGCGAGACTGACCGGATCACCCGCCGACGCGGCCCATTCCACATACTGGGGATGCAGGAACCCATCGTCATTGATCGGTAGCTGGTGCTGCTGCCAGATCTCGCCCTCGCCCAGCGCGCGGAACGGCGACTGGCTGCCAATCGCATTGAACAGACCGCCGTGAATATCGCCTAGCCAGGTGTAGACGTCGGACTGTTGCTGGTCGTTTAGTACCATGAGAAATCCTTCGGATGGAAGGTTGATAACTGAATTGTAAAGCGCTACAGCGGCATTCCACTGCGCCTCGTAATTGGAGCCGTCAGCCGTGGCCGAATTCTGCACGTTCTGGATATACATCCATGGCGGCTGCGCGCCGCTGTTATACGGCAGCTTCGCCAGCGCTGTGAAAAACAGGTTGGACGAACAGGTCCAGTCCATCTCACACGCAACGGTCCCCCAGCCGAACTGCGCCTGCTGCTGGAAAGGTCCGCAGCTTTGCCCGTTATTACCAACCGCGTCATGCGGATAGTTCAGCGACTCAGGCACATTCGAATTCGCGTACATCAGGCCGCTGGATTCGTCCAACACACAGGCCAGCGCCATCTGACACCCCAGCGGGGTGATACCCATCGCCTCGCCCGCCGCGATCACCTTGAGTGCGTTGGCCTGCAATGGCGTCAGCGGCGGCGGTGTCGGCGTACCTGAAATGGTGTCAGTCAGCGCGAAATACTGGTCGAACTCAGGGTCGTCAACACCGGTTGCTTCCGGCCCGATATGCAGCGTCGAATTGCCGTTGGCGTCGGTGAAGCTGCCGCCTGATTCGATGCCGACGTAGACGCCGGGTCCGCCGAAGCCGGTCACATTGTCGGGATCTTGCACAGCGCACACCATGTGCGCCTGCGAAGGGTCAGGATCTTGCAGCACGGCCACCGTCATCACCGCGCCGGCCGGCGGGTTGCGTGGGTCAGCGATACACACCCAGTCAGCGGTGCTGGGGACGCCGCCGAACGGGCCATGGTCACCGGGGTTCGCGCCCGCAAACGTTCCGGTCCAGAACTGGCGTTGCCAATTCATCTGCGGCCCGTACAGCAGCGCTTCGTTGACTTCCGAGACAGCGCCGCTGCAATCGGTTCCCTGGTTGACCGCTGTGGGTGAGAGGCTGCCGCCGAAAACGTAGACGTCACCGACGCGGGGGATGATGACCTGCTGCCACATGTAGTTGACGTCGGCCAGTGTGACGGTCATGTTATGAGCCTGACGGGATGACCGGTGTCGGCGGTGCCAGCGTGGTCAGGTTTGAATACGCCTGCTGCAACCCGGTTTTCACATCCTGGTTGGTGACCAGCAGACTGATGTAGGTTCCGAGCGCTGTTTTTACACTGTTGAACGCAGCGCAGAAATCGTTCAGTTCGCCTTGGCTGACGGAAACCAGATCGGTGGGAACGGGGTTCGGGGTTGGCTGTACCATAGTCACTCCGTGGGGATCAGGGTCATAAAATCTTCGACGGCTTGGGTTAGCCCGGTCATGTCGGCGGGCGGCGGCGGCTGTATCAGCGCGACGACGGCCATCATCAGCGTCGGCCAGTCCAACGAAATAATCTTCTGGGGCTGAACGATTTTCGCCAGTTGGCCGGTGCGGTGATGCATCTCCGCGACGGTGATCATCCACCCGCCGGTAGCGATCACACATACAGCGCTGAGAACTACCGCGCACCAGCCGATGCCGGTCACGATCCGCGCCTGGCCAATCCGATGGCGTGTTCATTGTCGAGATTTGCGGTAAAGCGGGCCACTAGAACGGGATTAGTGCTCACGAGTAGCGTGTTGCTTTGGGCTTTCACGTGGGATACATTTTCACCAGTGCCGGTTCCCTCACCGCTGGCCGACCAATTCGTACTACCTTCGAATGCTACACCCAATCCGCAGCACACCCCGCCTTTAGTGTGCAGAATTTGATTGGTCGAAGATGTGGTGATCACAAACGAATTATTGAATTGCATCGGATTTAACCTGGCGTCCAATTCGAGCAGTTTGCGTTCATGCACGCCGCGCGACTGGCTTTTATCCAGACTGGCCTGCACGCGGATGTGTTCGCTGTGCATCATCCGCATGATGATGTCGTTCAGCTCGTCGTCGTCGTAGCCGAACATGCTGAACTTCAGCGCCATCCGCTCTTTAACCAGCAGATATTTCAGCACTTCGTGCACCTTGTCGCGGCCCACAAAGAACAGATAAGAGTCGCCGTAATTCGGCGTCAGGCGTCCCTCATAGGCGAACTGCGCCAGCTCTGCGATACGCGGATCGTCGGTCACGATATCGCCGGATACAGGGGGACGACGGCGGCAGCCGACGTCTGGTTAGCCAGGTCGATCTGCGCCTGCCCCAGCGCCAGATACGGGCCGTAGGCGATAGGTGTGGTGCCTTCCATTTCCACCAGCAGAATGTATTGGAACGCCGGCGCGGTCATGCCGTTGTCACCTGTTCCAAATCGTCCCGCAGCATCGCATCGTCAATGCCATCAATGCTTCTCGCGTTGATCAGCATCTCTTCGTCCAGCGCAGCGATACCCTGCGTGTTGTAGGTGGTGAACCATCGGTCGGTGAACGGCTGCTTTTTACCCCACGACACACCCAGTCCCCATGTTTCACTCAGGCGGGCCATGGTCGGAACACAATGCCCACCAGCGATAGGTGAACCCGGTACCACATCCCACACGACGCCTGCTTGACTTTGTTCCAGCGCGCTTTCGGGCAGCTCGTATCCCATGCAGGCGGACTGGAAAAGCCAGGACACCAGCCACAGTTCGCGAAGATCGCCGGGGTTCATGTCGACGTAGGCGAGGATTTTGTGAGCGTTGCCGTCGTCGTCGATCAGCCCGTTGGTGCGCCAGTATTTCGCCATGTCGTCCAGCGCGGTCCCCTGGTCGGTGGGGTTCTGGTCAGGCGGGTACGGTGCGCCGGTGATCGGATCGATGATCCTGAACCCGGTGACGGCGGAATAGTTTTCCAGTGTCGATTCCGCGGAGAACGGCGCGGGCCGTTGACCTTCGGCGCACCACAGCATGGTTTGGTGGACGGGGCCGGCGAATGCGCAGCAGCCCGCGCCGTCCGGCAGCCCTGGCGGGTTGTCTTCGGCGGCACCGTTGGCCATCATCCCCCAGTTTTTCACCAGGTCGGCGTGCCCGAAATGGGTTGGCGGTTGCGGTAGTTCGCGCCAGTTCAGGTAGGTTCCCAGCCGCAGCTTGACCGCGCCGGGTACAGCAGGTTTAAGACCTAGCTTCATACTACTGTCACCAATCTTGTTTCGAATTGTGTTGTCACTGTTCGTGTATCGAAAGCTACGGTGGTAGTCCGATTGTCGGCGCTGACGGCAGGAATACGGCCTTCACTGGTAGCTATGACGCTTCGGTTTTCAGCCGCCACTACGGCGATACGTTCCGGCGGTGTCGGCCTGACCGCACTGATAACCGCCGTCAGCACACCGCGGCCAGGCAGTGTTGCAGTGGCAGGCAGCGCACCGCTGGCTTTCAGGCTGCCGCGGCCGGGCAGCGCGGCGGTTATAGATACACGCCGGAAAGCATGCCCTGTCAGTGTTCCGATACCGGCGGGGTTGGCGGCGAGTTTGTAGTGGGGCGAAACTGTGGCCGATAGTGCTCCATGACCGGACAGGGCTGCGGTGCGGTTGTATCTCGGTGTGCTGGTCGCGCTGATCACACCGTGGCCGGACAATGCTGCGGCTCTGGTGTATTGCGCTACCCCGGTGGCTGACGCTGCGCCGTGGCCGGCGAGGGCTGCGGTGTCGTGGATGGAGAACAGCCGCGCCGATGCGGTAAGAGCGCCATGGCCGGGCAGTGCTGCTGCCGCCGGATATCTGGCTACAGCAGTGGCGGATAGGGCACCGTGACCGGACAAGGCTGCGGCGCGGTTGTATTGGGGGATGGCCGTCGCGGTCACAACGCCATGACCTGGGAGCGTTGCGGGACTGGCCTCTTTAAACAACCGCGCCGCAGCCGAAACTATACCGTGACCGGATAGTGTTGCGGTTCGAACGTACTGCGCTATGCCCGTGGCGGATAGGGCACCATGACCGGACGATGCAGCGGCTCTGGCGTATCGTGCTGTGGTCGTGGCGGATAGAACACCTAGACCGGACAGAGCGGCTGTTTCGTGGATGGAGAACAGCCGTGCCGACGCGGTGAGTACGCCGCGGCCGGGCAGCGGTGCTACTGACTGGCCGGCTTTTGCCGCTATGGCTGTGAGAGCACCATGGCCGGACAGCGCCGCCGCTGCGGGGTACCTGGCTACAGCAATAGCAGATAGAGCACCATGACCGGACAGCGCTGCCGCGCGAATATATTGCGATGTGGCTGTGGCGGACAGGACACCATGACCCGGCAGTGCTGCGTGACTGGCCTCTTCGGATAGCCGCGCCGACGCGGTGAGCGCACCGTGACCGGCTAGTGCTGCGGCTCTGACATACTGCGCTACGGCTATGGCGCTCAGCGCACCGTGACCGGACAGTGCTGCGTGACTGGCCTCTTCGGACAGGCGTGCCGTAGCCGAAGCTGTACCGTGACCGGACAGCGCTGCCGGTCGAACATACTGCGCTACGGCTATGGCGCTCAGCGCACCATGACCGGGTAACGCTGCGTGACTGGCCTCTTCGGATAGCCGCGCCGAAGCGGTGAGTGCACCGTGGCCGGGTAGTGCTGCGGCTCTTATATATTGCGCTACGGCTATGGCACTCAGCGCACCGTGGCCGGAAAGTGCTGCGGCTCTGACGTATTGCGCCGTGCCTGTGGCGGATAGCGCACCATGGCCCGGTAGTGCCGCAGCACTGGCCTCTTCGAACAGTCGCGCTGTTGCGGTGAGTACGCCACGACCTGTTAATGGCGCTGCTGTCTGGCCAGCTTTCACCGCTGTGGCTGTGAGCACACCATGGCCGGATAATGCTGCGGTGCGAACGTACTGCGCCACAGCGGTGGCGGACAGGGCACCATGGCCGGACAGGGCCGCGGTGCGAACGTATTGCGCTATGGCTGTGGCGAACAGTATACCGTGACCGATAAGGGGCGCTGGCTCATTTATGGAGAACAGCCGCGCCGACGCGGTGAGCACGCCGTGGCCGGATAGTGCTGCGGCTCTGATGTATTGCGCTATGACTGTGGCGGATAAGACGCCATGGCCGGGCAGGGCTGCATGACTGGCCTCTTCGGACAGCCGCGCCGACGCGGTGAGCGCACCATGACCGGGCAGCGCGGCGGTGCGAACATACTGTGCTATAACTGCGGCGGACAGTGCACCGTGGCCGGAAAGGGGTGCACTAGCGCTAACGCTGATCGACGTGTGGCTGAACGCCGCGACTTGCAGCACCCACGGGCCGGAAGCACTTATACCGGCAGTGCAGGTATTACTACCGGCAGAGGTAACTACCTTGTCCTCGAGCAGATCGAAGTCGTTAGCGGTAACAATCCGGCTGGTATAGCCAGACCCTGCCGAGAGTATGTTCGAGTTCATCCCGGCGCCGACAAGCACCTCGTTGGCTGCGGTGGTGGTGAACGGACCAGCCGAAGGGGCAGCGCTGTTACCCGTACCAGAGCCGGAACCGGCTGGGTCGAACGGGCTCGTAGTTGCCAGACCGCTGTACTCGGCGATTCGTATATCAGGGAAGCTGACCGACGTGCTGAACGTGACCGTCACCGTGTTAGCGCCCGCTGCGGCTGCGGCGATGTTCGGCGCATAGTAGATTGCTTGGCTTAAAGGACCCGGCGTTGCCTGTCGTGCGATTGGAACAGCTAACTGGTAGCTGTTGCCCTTTGTGTCGGTGACTGAGCTGATGGTTGATGTGTTGTCGTTCCATCCGACAGCGACAACGTTCAGGTTCCCCGCAGTCTGCGCCACCGTATATGCGACGGTGACAGGGGAACCACTAGCCGGGGTTGCGGAGTTGCCTTGGACATAGCCGATAAACGGGGACAGCGCGACCGCAACAGATTCCGGCGTGGTCGCAGTCCCCGACGCTGTGAAGCTGATAGCGCTGCCAGTCCCCACAGCGGACTGCATGCACATGTAGTCGCCAATACCGGAAACTGATGCACCGCCAAGATATTCCTGCGTCTGGTTCGGTGACGTTAAAGCAGCACCATTGCACAGAACGCGGACATCGTAGCCGTCAACAACAGATGTCGGAGAGTGCGACGTCGCAGCCGAAACTTGGGCTGTGCCAACACCAGTGGCGGCGACACCGGTGAACGCGACAGCCTGACAACGCACCTGCGCTATGGTCGCGCCGCCAGGAGTGACGACGATGCTTTTCGTGCCGGTGCCGGGGTTGAAAAGGTAATACAGGCCGGTCGCGCTGCGGCTGGTAGACGAACCCGCCAGCGTCAGATTGAGCTGTGTCATCGCTACGCCACCACACGTCACCGAGCACGTAGCAGAAGCGTTCGATGAGACAGACAGGACAACACCAACCACCATTACCGTGGTGGCGTCAGAAGCGGAGATGGTTGGGCCGTTGAATGTTACAGCTGCGCCGGTGCTGGTGCCGCCAGCGCCGGAACCGATCCGCGTTACCGCCACATTATTACGGTGACCTTACATCAATGTTGAGAATGTAGTCCTCTTGCCGACCGCCGGTAGTCGTAATGTGGTTAATAACAACACATCTCACTGCGTTACCGTCAGTGGTGGCCGGGCCACCGGACAACCATACTGTTGTCGTCGTGGCCGTGTGGCTCATGGACTGCACCACAATGCCACTATCATCCGGCGTCCAAGTCGACGCGGTGATAACGTCGTCATCAAGCCATGCTGTCCAGTCCACTTCATAATCTTTGACCGCGTCAGTGAATTTTATGAAGGGACCGGACATGTCATGTTCCTCTTGGTAGGTAATCCTGGTTCTGGATCGGGTCGACATCCACGTAGCCGGGCCGGTCGAAGACAATCGGATGCTCCAATTGCTTCACATCCCACACGTTTTCGGTCGGTCCGCCGCAGAAAACGAAATGGGTGTAGACACCCTTCGGGGCGTACACCCGCGCATGCCCGTAGATCGACTTGTCTTTACGTGTCTCCCAGACGATCTGGCCACGGTCATAGTCGGGGTTGCCGACATTCTCCGTGAACTGCACACCGTCAGCCGACTCAGCCAAGCCGAGATACGCGGGCCAAACCTGGACCGTCAATTCGCCATGATTGACCGGTGGTGGCGCAACGAGATGCTGACCATTTCCGTTGGGTGCGGACATCTATAATTCACCTTCTCGTTCAAGGAATTGTTTTGCCTTGATTATACGTTCGCGGCGGCGCTTCTCGCGCATGTATTCCCGAACCTGTGTGCGTTGACATTCACGGCAACCCCGATGGCCATGATTGTCGTATGTGTTCTCAGGTGTAAATTCGTGCCCGCGCTTGCAGTGCGTCTTAAGGGCGTTTGCAATACCGGCATTGCCTCGCTGGACGTTGACAGCGTGCGTAACAGGTTCACAGTGGCCGGGATCTGGATTGACACACTTGGTATTTCGGCACACATGATCAATCTCTTTACCGTCCGGTATCGGACCAACCACCTGCTCATAGACGAATCTATGTGCCTGGTAACGCTTTCGAGCACCATCCTGTATGAATCCGTATCCGCGGCTGAATGGTCCGGTCCAGTTCCAGCATCCGGTTTCGGGATCAACCTCATAGGAGGTTTTCCACCGTTCGGTTGCGGGGGTGTGATCTTTGAGAACGACATTAGGGTTGCCGTGCCGCCGAAAGCGCGCCCGATGCTTTTCGCAGAATCGATTGCCCGACTTGATGACTGAAGTACATCCTTCGACAGTACATATCATCCAACCAGGCTATCATACGATAGCGGATTATGTTTGCGTATAGGTAGGTGTAACCACAATCTGACCCTGAGCCGACATTACCACCGAAGTGATAGCGCAGTTGTCGATCATGTTGTTACCGGACCCAGCGGAGCACAGAATCATAAACGTGTACGTCGCCGCGGCCACGTTGATCGTCACCGCCGTGCCGTTTTGAACGCCGGTGGTACCGGCAGACCAGACCGTAGCCACACGAGCGTAGGCCGGGCTACCGCCGGTGGCCTCGTTGGCTGGGGTGGATGACGAGCCGGGTGTGCCGGTGGCCAGACCCACATCGGTTCCCAGCGCGGCGTAGTCGGCTGCCAGGGTGTTCAGAGTCGCTGTGCAAGCAACCATTTTATTTCTCCATCATTTGTTGGACACGGCGAAGCGCCGCAATATATTTGGGTTGAAAAGGTCTAGGTGAGAACGACCGCGATACCGGCCCAGTCGGAGCTGTTGATAGCGGCGGTGAATGTTGTGCTGACCGTGGCATCGCTGATTGCCACTCTGCTGAAGCTGCGCTCAAGGATGGACCGGTTCGTTCCGCCGCTGGGGGCGATAGAGCCGCCGAATGCCCAGGCGTCGAACGCTTGCACAATCATCTGCTCGCTGGTGCAGGTGACCGTCTGCGATGTCGTGGTGCCGGTTCCGAATACTGTTTGTACCGTCCCCACCGAATTGACGTTCAGGTACGACACACTGTTGCCGACCGAGGCTGTCGGGCTTGCGAACACAGCTAAAACGGTCTGGCTGCCGGTGGGCGGATTGGCCAATCCGTAGAAGTAGATGGTGCTTTCGTTACTGGTGTTATTGGTTTCCTGTGATCCCAGCAACGACATAGGCTGACCGCCATAGGTCATTGTGGTGATGGCTACCGTACCGTTGCTGGTAATCCCGACGATGACGTAAGAGTCTGCTGCCGCGTCGTGTGTCCACGAGATGCTGCTGCTGCCGCTGCCGCCAGCGCTCAGCGCGCCAGTCCCCACAGCGTCGAACATCACCGGTGGTTTAGTCACCGCCGACAGCGCACCGTGCCCCGAAAGCAGCGCCTTCAGTTTGACTTTGATCGGGGCCGACAGCACGCCTCGACCGGTGAGCGGTCCCGTCAGCTTGACTTTGATCTTCGCCGAAAGCACACCGTGCCCAATCAGATTGCCCCTACGGCCCGCTGTGGCCGACACGATGCCATGACCGGCCAGGTTTGCGTGTCGCCCTGCTGTGGCCGACAGTGCGCCACTGCCGGGCAGCGGTGCGGACAGTTTGACTTGGATCGGCGCAGCCAACACACCCTGACCGGGTAGCGCCGCCGGGCACGCATACCGCGCGAAGGCTGTCGCGGAAAGCGTGCCGCTGCCAGCCAGGTTTCCGTGTCGTCCTGCTGTAGCCGATATGACACCGTGGCCGGGTAGTGCCGCGGTACGAACATAGTGGGGGAACGCTGCCGCTGAAAGCGCACCATGGCCGGTGAGATTCCCGCGCCGCCCTGCCGCTGCTGCCAGGGTTCCGCTGCCGGATATGCCGACCGATACGGGGATCTCTCTGGCAGCGCCTGCGCCGCTGCGCATGTTCAGGAATACGCCGCCGTTGCCGCCGCCCGAGCTGGGACCGCCGAACGCTTTGCCGCCGATGCCGCCGCCGCCGAAGCTGAACGTGGTACCGGTGATGTCGCCGTAGTACGGTGCGCCGTCGAAGATGAATATCGGCGCGGCCTGCCCGAGATAGGTGGGTTGCGTGGCAGCCGCGCCACCTGCACAAGTCAAGGTCTGCGTGTGCCCTAGTGTGTCGGTCCAACTGATCGTGGTGGCCACGCCGGGACCGTTGTTGATGCCGCCGGTTCCGACGACGACCGTCAACGTCGCGGTCGGAGAGTCCATGAAGTCGACCGCACGTTCGATGACTCTGCCGTTCCAGTTTCCGGCGCTGCCGCCGTCGCCACGCCCGAGAGCAGTACCATTTGCGCCGTCGCCGCCGCCGCCGAGCCCAACCAGGTCAATGAAGCTGGCCCAGAACGGGATGTCGAATATGTAGGTGCCGGGCACGTAGTAGGGGATGGTTACCGGCGCGAATGTGCCTTGGGTGGTGACGTTTTCGGATGACAGCGCAAGCCATGGCAGGTTCGGTGAGTAGGCTGCCGCGCCGCTGGGCAGCGACCCGATGACCGGGTTCGGAGCAATGTACGACGCGGCGGTCAGCGGTATCGCAACTGCACCCCATGGTGCGCTGACTCCCGCTGTGGCGCTGAATGTTTGCGCCGACCCGGTGGCGACAGCCTGCCCGACGAAAAGCGGATCATGGCCGGTGCCGCCTGGTTCGTAGGCAACGGCGGTCTGGTTGTATCCGGTGATGCTACCCAGACCGGTATCGTTGGCGAACGCTTGCAGCACGAGCTGGTTAGCTGTTGCTGTCTCCGATTGTGTCATCGCCGTGCCAGTGCCGCTGTTGGTGGCGATGGTTCCGACACCGTTAGCGCCCTCATACGACGCACCCACGCCGGACACCAGCGCGCTGGAACTCAGTGTGTAAGAGATGGTTTGCAGCCCGGTCGGCGGTGTCAGCAACTCGAAAACATAGATCAGCCCAGCACGGGTGGCTGCGTTCGGAACCAAAGGTATGGCGATACCGGCATACGAACTAAGGTTGCCTTCGGTAATGCCGAATGTGGTTGTAGCTGACGAGTCTGAGATCGATGTTTTAGCACTGGATTCCGTACCGATAAACCGGTTTGTGCCGCCGGTCGGTGAGCTGAATCCGGTTGACGTTCCGTTATTGCCGAACGCTTGCACGATCATTCCGTTGGCAGGGCAGGTGATCGGACCTTCGGACGGTGAGGTACCATTCCCGAAAACCGGGGTCGGTATGGTTCCCACCGATGCGACACCGAGATAGGACACGCTGTTGCCGGAAGCGGCGTTACCTGCCGGGAGACTGGCGATAACACTCTGGACGCCGGTGGGTGGGCTGGCAAGCCCGTAAACCCATAGCGCGCCGTTACTCGAATTATTGTTGGCGGTTTGCGTTTTCAGTAACGTCATCGCTACGCCGCCGTAGGTGACGCTGGTCGGTGTTCCGACCGCAACCTCTATCGCAGCGATAACGTAAGCGCCTGATGCTGCTGTGTGTGACCATGTTATCGACGCGCCGGAAGCGTTCGCCCCCGTGCCTACAGCGTCGAAGGCGATGGAAGTGCTGTCGTATTGGAATGTCTCAATCAGCGTCATCGGTGTGAGACCGATTTTCGCTGTTGCGGTGGGAATCGCGCCGGTGGTGGATGCGTTCAGCAGAACGTACATCGCCGTAGATAAGGCCGACAGCGTTTGCGTCCAGCTATCCGTTGTCACCAAAGCGGCTGACCCGTAGGTGCTTACCGTGTCCACGACCGGCAGTGTCGTGTTACGGGTAGCGCCGAGCTGCTTGGGGAACACAGTCGGGTTCGGGTTCAGCCAGTGATTAGGCAGGCCGACCATTGTGTGTGTGCCAGACCCGACGACGGCTAATTCGACTGCGTACCAACTGTTCTGCGACACCGACACCGGCGGCATCGAAACATACACCCAGTCGACCGCGGTGCTGATCGATGCGATGATGTTGCCCGACGACCATACCAGCGTGTTGATGCCGGTGGCAGGGTCGACGGAGAACAGATTCAGGAACGCTGCGGACAGGCCGGTGACACCGCCGCCGTACCAGGCGATGGACGATTTGACCGCTGCCGCCCCGATGTGGATGTACCCGATTGCCGATGTGGTGGAATTGACCGGGATCGTGTCAGCGGTCGTGCCTGTGATCGACGTGATATCGAATGTCGCTGTCAGGCTTGGATCTACGGCGTGATGACCAGGGCTGTTGACCGCCATGAGGTCGACGTAGGTTTGACCCACCTGCGCCTGCTGCGCGGCGGTCTGAGCTGTCTGCGCCAGGTTCGCCGCCGCGTTGGCGACGTCGGCGGGACTGTGCCCAGTGCTGGATATACCAGTGAACGCGCCAAACAGTTTGTCGATAAGGTCGTGGTGGGCGATGTTGGCCGGTCCCAGGATCGGAATGCTGGCCGCGTCGACAGCTATCGTCGGGCTGCCCGTCCCCAGCCCACCGGGATTACCCAGCAATCCTTTTGCGTCAGCATGGTATTGAGTGCCGAGATTCAGCACACTCCGCATGGAGTTGCCGGTCCCCATGCCGCCCATAATCCCGGTGACCGTATCCAGATGAGTCTGCGCCTGGTTGGCCAGAGCATGCCCGTTGGTGAGCACGGTGGGGTCGCCGGCGAGATGGAAAGAGCCGGTGGCTATCCAGCCCTGTATCCCCGACACCAGCGAAGCGCCGCTGACCAAAGGTGTCACGGTGCCCACCTTCGGCGGCAGGCCCATCCGTTCCCTGGCCCGCTCCGACAGCCGCCCCATCCGCCGCTGCGCAGCCTGTTCAGGCATTCCCAGACCGCCGGTACACAAGCTGCACAGCGTGTTCAGTAGCGATATGCTGCCGTCCATGAGGCCGCTGCCGCTGTTGATAGCGCCGGAATCGCCGGTGAGCAGATTAGATCCGGTGCCGATGACACCTTGTGCCCCGGCTATCATGCTCGCGCCGCTGGTGCCCGTTGATCCGCCACCGGAGAACAGGTTGCAAACACTGTCCATGCCGTTTTGTGTGCCGGAAAGGAAACTGCTCTGTGTGGTGCCCGTGATGGGTACCCCGCCGAAGATGCTGCACAGTCCGTCGAACAGCGCGCCAAGCAACCCTGTTATTGCTTGCAGAACAACGGTGGCGATGAACTCCGCGACATTGCCTGCCGCATCAGGGATTTGAGTATTATTCGATTTCAGCGGGTTGTAATCGGCGGGCGGATTAACTCCGTCCAGCGCGCCGGTCTGCGGCCACGGAGTCGGACCCGGCACCGTTACCAGTGGTGTCGGGTTCGTCATCGAAAGCTAACTTCCACCGATGATTGTCGTGCTGGCTGTCAGGTTGCCGCTACCAGAGAACCTTTGTGGCGGTGATATCACCGGCGGCTGATCGATCACCGGGATACACATGACGATCAGTTGCGCGTCCATGCTGGTCAGCGACCAGCTACCTATCGCACCTTCGTTGGTGACCGTAACATACACGGTCCCTTGGGTTCCGGTGTGGTTTGGCGGCACGATAGCTAACTGGTTGTTCGGGTTGATGTTGGTTCGCGGGGAAGAGGGCCAGGAGTAGTGCGGGAAGATGATAGCCACGGTGGTGATGTTGCCGAACGCGCGGCCGATCAGGGTTCCGTTGACCGGGTCACCCAGTGTGACGGATGCGCCGAGCTGCATAGCCTTTTGGAACAACGCGGCGAACCCGTGCTGCTTAGCGCCGGTGAAACTGCCCAGCACCAGCGGACGCCACGGGAATGCTTGCGGCGGTACAGCGAAGCTGCATATCTGTAGATCACTGCCGGTCGACGTCTGCACCGACGAGAAGCTAGACTCTGGAATCGAATACGTCGGTATGCGCAGGTTATTGAACGGGGTCGGCTGGAATTTCTGCGTGAAACTGTTCCACACGATGGCCGCGCGGTCGTCCAGAACTCCTGTGGTGTTGTCGAAGTCTGCGGCATCCCGCAGCGGGCCGACGTCAGGTCCAGCCGGGCCGGTGATGCTGTCCTGATCGAACTGGAATATCAGCGACAACTCTTCAGGTATCCCGCTGGGCACGATGTTGATCGGTGTTGTCAGGCTCTCTAATGTGCCCGATTCCACCAGTTCTCCCGCAACGGTCAACTGGGGAACGGGACCGGGAGGGCCGGGCACGCCCAGCAGTCTGGGAAACCAGTCAGTGCCTGACCAGATGTAGATCTGGTTGCCGATCCAAAAGGCTTTCCCGATATCGTCATCGGTGTCCGTCAGGTGGGCGGGCAGTTCCGACGCCGACGTTAAGTTGGTCTCCCACTGCATTTTAACGACTTTGGCGTCTTCGCCGCGCTGCCCCGGCGGGCCGATAGCCGTGTTCAGGGTGACCGTACCCACCGGCCCTATGTTGGGGTCGGTGACCAGTTCGAAAGCGCCGTTGGTCATCGGCACGTTTCTCTTGTCCCCGACGATGCCCCAAAAGTTCAGGGTGGCAACCATACTGCCCAGATAGACCCTGTCCCCGACCGCGCCCGGCACGGTCACACCGACACCGCCAGCGCTGACAGCCTGCCCTTGCCGGACAGGATCTTGCCCGGCCCTTGTGGGGGAATGAAGTCGGATGTGGGAATGCAGACGATCACCAGTTGCGCGTTCTGGGATTCGAAATGGAAGCCGTTGAACAAGCCCTGTTCGTTGTGGACCGTCACGAACAGCGTGCCCTGGCTTCCGGTGTGGTAGGCGGGAACAACGGCGGTGCTGCTGGTGGGGCTGACACTGACACTGGGGGTGCTAGGTGTCGAGAAGTGCGGCAGGATGAACGCATAGTTACTGGTGTTGCCGAAGCCGCGCCCGACAACCTGCCCGGTGATCGGGTCACCCAATGTGACTGTGGCACCGGCGTTGGCCGCTTTGTTGGTTCCGGCGAAGCCGAAAAGATCCTCGAAAAACTGGACGATGTCGCCCAGTATTCCGCCCTGGTTTCCGCCGACTGCGGCGATGTTCCCCAGTACTAGCGGCATCCAATCGAACGGCTGCGGCGGTACCGCAAAAGTCGCGACCTCCTGAACGCCGCCGGCTAGCTTGATCACCGACGTGAATCCCTGTTCCGGTATGGAATAGACCGGAAGCGATAACAGGTCGAATGTGCCCGGTGCCCACAGTTGTAGCGCCGCGTTCCACAGGATGGCCGCGCCGTTGTCGGGTGCCACCGTGTTGTCGTAGTCGGTAGCGCCGCGGATCGGCCCAGTTGGTCCCGCTGGTCCGGTGATGCTGTCCTGATCGAACTGGAACAGCAGCGACGGGTTCAGTGGTGTGCCGAACTGTTTAACCTCAATCGGCAGTGTCAGGCTGGTGGGCTCGCCGGACGGGATAAGGTCTGCTTGGCAGACGATTTGGGGTGTCGGACCGGGAGGGCCGGGCACACCCATTTGCTTTTGGAAAAAGTTGGTGCCTGACCAGACGTAGACGACATTGCCTATCCACCAGGCTTTTCCGATGTCGATGTCCACGTTTTCGAGGTTTTCGGGCAGGTCGGCGGGGCTGGTGAAGTTGTTTTGGAATTGCATTTTGACGATGTCGGCGGGTGCGCCGGGCGGTCCCTGCGGTCCCTCTATCGCGTCCAGGGCCACGCCGCCGTCTGTGCCGGACAGTTCGAAGCTGCCGTTGATCATCGGGGGTGCCTGGCCGTCGCCTATGACACCCCAGAATTCGAGTACGGAAAGCATGCTGCCCAGAAATACGCTGTCACCCAGAACTGGCGCGCTCATCGTTGTGCCCCATCTCTGCGACCGGTCCACGACAATCCGTCGTCGGGGTCTGGTGCGTCTTCGATCTTCAGGTTGGCGGTCACGTGCCAGCCGGTGTTCGTTGGCAGATCAGGTGTCTCGGGTCCGCCCATTCTGCGTAGCGCTTCGGCGCGTTGCATCGGCGGCAGTTTTTTAATCTGCGCCATGGTCATGTCAGCGAGGTTTTCCAGTGGGTCGTCCGGCGCGCTGGCGGGCACCCATTCGACGGCTCCCTCGACCACGCCGCGCGCGGTGATGGGGCGGGGTTTGATCTTCCGTTTGCTCTGGTCGCAGCGCCAGCCGCAGCGGGCGAGATGCCACGCGATGAGTGGCGCGAAATAGGTAAGGTCCAGCACTGAGCCGTCTTTGGAGATTGGGTATCTCATGTCACCGATGAGGCATGCCGCGGCAAGGTTGAATTCGATCTCAGCCTCTTTAGCCGCTTGCGTTGCCTGCCTGCGCTGTTCGATGTTGGCGTACAGATTCGCCAGCGGTTTGCGTGAATCTTCGTCCATTAGAACAACTGTCCCGATCCCGCCATCATGCCGAAGAGGTTCCATATACCGGCGATGGCGATCATTGCCTTGGACACCGGGTCTATCAGGTGGTAGTCGGTGCCGATGGATATCGAATAGTTAACCGGCTCATTTATGTTCCACTTGTATTTCGCAGCGGCCACCATGTCGCAGTAGATCAGGTTGTCCATCGCGAAGCCGACGCGGTCTCCCAGGGTGAAATCTATCCCGTAGATCCACGGTGCCGCGTTGCGGACCGTTGTCTTGTAGTTGGTGAACGGGCGCGTCTTCCATTGTCCCGCACGTAAACTCAGAATACCGGAGATGGTGTAGGCGGTCCCGGTGCCCTGCTGGAATTCCTCAAGGAACCCCATGTCACCGGTCCAGATTTCACGCGCCGGGTCCGAAAAGCGTTGATACGCCGCCACGGTGTCATCGAGTTCGCCCTGGTACAGCTCGTCCAAGCCCGGTGTGCCGGTTGCCTGAACCGCGCCCTCCCCTACAGCGAGACCGCCGACGTAGGCGAATTCGATGACGTCGGACAGTTGGCTGAGCCCGTACTTGATCCCAAAAGTAATTAGATCGTTTATCCAACCAGGCGACTTTCCGCCTGTCATAATGGTTTTGGCGGTTGTGCCGTTGATCATATGGTTGGATTCCACGATGCCGCTGTACTCGCCGTCTTGGAATACAACGGTCGGCGGTGCCGGTGCCAACCCGAAAGCATTCGCTATCTGATGAGGCGTGGCCGACACGAGCGGCCCTTCGGCTGCCGGTCCTTCCGTGTAAAGGCTTCCGTTCTCGGCGAACTGCGGCATGATCAGGTTAGTGGTCAGGTCGTCGGCTGTCACGGCGATGGCGTCAAGGAATCCTGTAGTGAAATTCCCGAGCGGGCCTGTCACTCCCGAGTGGTCCTCACATGCCAGCACTACGCAGGAGCGTGTCGGCATCCCCAGATTAGAGGTAACAGTGCCGGAAATAGTCGCGCTGGTGGCGGATTGCGTCAGACCACCCAAGCCGAGAGTGCCCAGCCCGGTACTGTTTATATGGTCTATCAGTTCAGGGTGCGGTGACTCGTCGTCTTCGCCCTTCAGAAACGTGTATGCCCGCCAGATGCACCCTGCATCTTCTAGTAGCGGGCCTGAAACCGTGTGAAAGTCTTGCCATCTCGCCGCGAACACTTCGAAGCGGGACTGGTCGAAGTATGGGTTGAGGTACTGCACCTGTATAGGCCACGCCAAGGGATTTATGTTCGAAAGATCAAGTCCCAGAAACGATGTCGGGTTGAAGATGTTCGTCGGGATTTCAAGGAACGGTTCGAACTGTCGCGCCAGGTTGATCCACAACGAAATGCTAAGTGCTGTACGGCAATTCCACGGGAAGATCCACATCTTCGGTATCTGAAGTTCCGGCGGAAATATCGGATTCGCCCCTGCCAGAACATGTTTCAGATGCTCACGGTTATGCACCGCGGACAGTTCAATGGTGTGCAACCCCTGCGAGTCACGCTTGGCCGTGACGCCGGTAATCTTGCCGCCCCAGCGCGTCCGCCAGGAGCGCATAGTGGGCATAGGATCAATCGTCAGGTGCAAATCCTGAATCGGCATGCGGTTGAACAGGATTTGATCCGACAACCAGTTGTCGCGCCGTATCTGAACGGTGGCCGATCCTGTGTCGCAGTAGATCTCCTCGGCTTCTACTGAGACCTCTTGCGCTATCTGGCCGACCAAGTCATGGTTCTGATCCCATAGACGGCACATCGGGCGCTGGTGCGCGGATTGCAGCAGCAGTTGCCGGTAGCCGTCCAGGTATTGGAACGCCGAGTAGGGATTGTTGACCGGGTCGGCGTAGGGTGCGGCACTGACCGGTGCCCAGGTAACGTTAGATGTTGGTGGGGATGTCGGCGCGAAAGCCGTTGTCACCCATACGCCTTATCGTACTGCTGCGGCACGAACATGGTTATCGTGCCGGTCGGATCAGAGTGGAAGACTTCGATGGCCGACTGCGCGTGCGGCGGCATCGCTGTGGTAAAGAACTGTTTGAACTGTTTCCAGAGCGGCTGGTTTTTGTTGATCGTCGGATTCAGCAGCAGATCGGTCAGCCCGGTCACAGAGTTACGTTGAAATAGCAGCAGGTCGTTCGGATCTGTGGGTGCGGTGATCACCCGGTTATTCGGGTCGGTGTCGACCAGGTATGACCCGATGTTTGTTTTGACGGTGGGAAGTTCCAGCATGTTTCCGCCGGGGCCGTCCTGAATCCAGGCGACACCAGGGGTTGATACCAGGAACTTCGGGGATGCCGGGAAGTCGCCGTTATTGAACAGGTTGAACGTGTGCTTGCCGACGTCGCGGCCCGGCAGCAGTGCCCCGCCCTGACCCTTCAGCAGCCCGCCTAGAAACGGATTCACTAGGGCTTGGAACTGGTTGACCACAGTGTTGATCGGTGTTGCCGTAAACGGGTCATTCGTCCAACTGGCGGTGATAGCTTTTTTGTTCCAGAACGGCTGCGTGGCAACGGCTATCACATCCCACTGCATGAAGTTGTTCCCGAAAGCGGTGGGGTCCAGCTCGATTGGCGTCTTGGGATGCTCACCGAGCCGCATGCGCAGGAACCGCCAGCCGTGCGTGCGGGTGTAGCAGCACAGATAACCCTCCTGGCTGACCGACCAGGAACGCCACCACGCCTGTTCCAGCATCCGGTATTTCCAGCTCGTCGTGTCGGGACCGTAGTCGATCCCCACCATGACACCGAAGTTGATTTCGCGTTTCTTATAGTCGGTTCTCTCGTAGAAGCCGCCGATCTGGTACGGACCTTCGGAGAAGATCGACGCGAACGGGGTGTGCATAAACCCACTCATGTGGGGTGCCATGGTCAAACCCTCTTGCCCGGCGTAGTTTCCGTTCAGATTCCAGAAACTTCCGTCGACACCGATCCACACGATTTTCGTGTCAAGGTTCTGCCAGCGGGTGTCCAGTCGTTCGAAGATCGTCGTCGGCAACTGTGGCAAGGGTGGTGAGCCGGTGGGCAATTCCCACGCCGTAGCAACCGCTGTCGCGGTGAGCAGCCCGGTGCCGCTGGTGTTTCCGCGCGTGGTGTGGTTGGCGTCGACCAGCCATGCCACGCTTCGCGGCTGCGGGGTGGAATGCTGAAGCTGAAAGTTCAGCGCCATCGTAAGTTGGCCGTGCCCGGCGGCGGGACCGGCTATCTTCGGGACGACTTTGGCTGCCGACAGTGTGCCCTGGCCGCTGACCGAAGAGAACACATGGTAGGACGCCGGCGGCGGACCGTGCTTGTGGTGGGTTTCCCAGGTGACGAAGTTCCAGAAGCCGACTTTGTATATCTCGCCGGTGGCGGTGAGTGCGCCGTGGCCGCTCAGATTCGCTGCCGCGGTTGGCATCAGTTCCCGCTAGGACTCGTGTGAATGTCGATACTCGCGCCCGGTCCCTTGGCGCGGGAATATGCCAGCCCGTGATCGGTGACCACTTTTTGGACGTCGTCTTTGTTGCCGAAGGTGGAACCGCGAAAGTCGTTGGTGTAGCTGCCGGGTGCGCCGCCGGTTCCGTTCATCATCAGGTTCCCCGCATTTTTCAGGAAATCCCCGCCCGGTATTCCGCCGCCCGCGCCGCCGCTGCCGGGCAGGTTGATAGCGCCCAGCGGATCATCGGGTACCTGCCCGTAGTTGGGTGCACCTGGTTGAATCTTTCCGTAGGGTTGCTGTGCGAAGCCGCCCAGCGCCTTCACAATGTTGCCGCCCTTGCCGGACAGCAGAGCGCCACCCATCGTCAATGCAACCCCAGTGTTGCCGCCGAGCGGTCCGCCATATTTCTGGCCGAGACCGCCGAAAAAGCTCAGCAGCACGGACGGGATACGCATAGCGTCGGTAGCGAACGGGTTCGTGAACCCTGGCGGCAGGAATGATTCCACCAGCCCCTTGCTGACGATGTCGCCCAGTTGACCCATATCGGGGAATCCGACACCGGGGATGCCCATTGTGCCGCCGTAGGCTGTGCCGAACGGGCTGCCGCCCATCCCGCCGCCCGCGCCCTGCTGCTGCATGGCCTGAAGATCGGCCTGAGCATCGGAGAGTTTCTGCTTGTGCTCGTTCAGGTCATTCTCGACGGACTGCTTCTCGGATTCTTTTGTCTTGGCGGTGAATTCGGATTTCTTTTGTTCCAGCACATCGATCTCGTGCTGTAGCTTGTCGATTTTCTCGTTAAGGTCACGTTCCTTTTTCGGGTCGACACCCCCGCCGCGCCGCCCGCGCCCGCTGCCGGGTCCATAGTCGACGCCGGTTGAGTTGTCCACCCCGCCGCCGAAGCCGCCACCCGTCCCGCCGCTGAAGTCGCCGCCGCCTGCGCCGCCGAACCCCGCGGAGAATCCGCTGCGCCGGTTGCCGCCGGCACCCCCGAATCCCACCCCAGATCCGCCGTAGCCGCCGAAAAGACTGTTACTGCCAGCGCCGCCCATGCCGCCAGGAAACGCGCCCGCCAGGGGCAGATAGGCGTGATTGGTGAACTGGCTGCTACTGGCACCGGCTGCCAGCGCGCCGACACGGACACCGGAGATCCCGTGGCTGGTGGTGGACTCGACGTTGGTTCCGTCCGGCAGGGTGAGCGCGGTGTGACCCATCTCGCCGCCGCCGTTGTCGTACCAGCCGATCCGCAGTGTTCCCGGTGGGCCGTCGCCCATCACCAGGCCGCGCTGCTTGAGCCATGATCCCTCGCTGGGGGTGCTCATGCGTGAGCTGAACGGGCTGGAACCCAGGTAGGTGTTGACGACCGCGGAGACCAGACCGGAGCAGTCGATTCCGCTGGGGCTGAAACCACCCATGACGTAGGGTGCGCGTTTGCCGCCGGTGCCGCCGGTCAGGGTGCCCAGCAGTGAATGCACGGATGCGAGGTTGCCGCTGCCGGTTTCTCCGCTTCCGGCCCACATCTGTTGCGGTGTCATGCCCCACCAGTTGCCGATACCGCCGTCATCGTAGGCGGGGACAAGTCCATGAGTCCGCCCAGGATCGGGATCAGCTCCCCATGTCGAACCGACCCACCAGCCCGGCGCTTTAAGGTGACCGCCATGCGCGCCGCCGTGCATGATGATTTCCCACAGCCATTTTGGTATTGCGCCCTGTATGCCGGAAGTATTTATTCCCGGTCCAGGCCCGCCAGGAACGCCGACGCCGGGTTTTGTGAACTGCGGCAACCAGTCACTTGATGGTGCATGAGCATCAGGAACTAAATTTTGCAGATCACTATCCCCAGGATGCCACGGCTGATCAATGCTATTGATATTAGCCAACATCCTAAGAATGCCGCCACTGTCCATCTTCCACGGGCGGGACTTACCACCCGCGCCGAACATACGACCACCCATGAGAATGTTGCCGGTCTGCTTCCAGATCTCCATGGAGCGGGAACGTTTCGACGGGTGCAAAGGAATGTAGGCTTCACCGCCGGTCGACGGTTCAGCCCAGTTCACCAACCCCGATGGGGCGACAGCGCTTTGAATGTGGGCACTCGACTTGTGAACATCGAACCCGCCGCTCGCAAAGCCAGCCCATGTCGGCCATGTGCTGGGCTGGTTGGGGTTGGGTGGGTACGCACCAGCCCCGCCGCTGCCGGGGAAGCCGCCCCATGTGGGCCATGTGCTGGGCTGGTTAGGGTTCGGTCCACCAGGACTGCCGCCGCCCCCGCCGCCGGTGAAAAAGTCTTTGATGTGTTGAAGCCCTTTAAGGAAATTGCTGAAGCCAGGCAGCTTTTCGATAATATGCCCGAACGCTTGCGCGATGTTTTCGGCCATGTGCCAAGCGCTTTCGCAGGCATGCCAGAAATCTTCGGCCCCATGCCAGACCCGCTTAACGCTGTCTTCTAGTTCGTGCCAGCTCTTTTTGACGTTGTCGACATAGGTCGTCTGAATCCCCAAGGCATGCAGGATGTTTTCGACAGCATGCCCCACGTTGGATACCGCATGCCACACGTTTTCGAATGCGTGCCAGATGTTGGTGATTGCGTGCCAGGTGTTTTCGCAGGCATGCCAAAAGTTAGTGACCGCGTGCCACACGTTTGTTGCTGCGTGCCAGGTGTTTTCGAGAGCGTGCCACACATTGGTGACCGCATGCCAGGTGTTGTCCAGCGCGTGGCCGACATTCTGGTAGATGCCTTCAATTTGTTGCCCATGGGCTTGAAGGAATGAACCGGCCTTGCCTAGTTCGTTATTCAGGTGCTCTAATGCGCGACCACCGGCATCCCCGCCCTTGCCGCTAGGGTTAATCAACTGGTCGAAGACGTTGCCGATGTTGACGCCCAGCAGGTGCATTTGAGAGCCGATGGTGTGCGACATCCGCTCCGCGACACCGCCGGTGTGCGCTTCGATGGCCCCGAGAATGTCGTCGTAGGTGACCTGGCCCTTTTTGAACATATCGGCCAGGGCTTCAGGTCCGACATGCTTGAACTGCTGTAGCCAGTCCGACAATTGAGGCAAACCCTCTTGCGCGAACTTCCGTAGCTCTAAGCCGCCCTCTTTCCATTCGGAGCGGAATTTCAGCATCAGATCGGTAGTCGAGTCTATGGTGCCGCCGGTCAGGGATGCCACGTTACGAACATCGGTGAGTGTGCGCGTCAACTCTTCGTCTTTGATGCCGCTGGTGACGAGTTTTTCCGCGGCCCCGACGACGTCCACGATGCCGTAGGCGGTGCCCCTAATCGCGTCCCCGGCGCGTTTCATGGTCTCTTCGATCTGCTCACCGGACAGCCCGAGTGCCTGCATCCTGGCTTCGGCCTCTTCGACGGCTTCAAGGTGCTGGAAGCCTTTTTCTAGACCGAACCCGATACTGCCGATGGTGGCAGCCGCGCCCGCCATCTTCCCGATAGGTTCAGCTATCGACAGCGACGACCGTAGAGCGCCGCCCAGTTTCTTTGCGCTGTCCTCTAATTCGTGCATGGTGCCGCGGACAGCACGCAACGGCAGGGCAATTGGCTGCGCTATCGCGTAACCTATCGCCTTGCCGATCCTGTCACCCCACACATGCGATTCGGAATGCAGGCTTGCCAGTTCTGCCCTGGCCGCGTTGGTGCCGCTTCTCGCGCCGCGCCCGATTCCGCTGCCCAACGCAACCCCGGCGCGGTCCCCCGCAACGGTGGCTTCGCGCTGAAGCTGCCCGAAGTCTTGGGCAATTTTGGACATCGCGTTGCTGTACTTGACAGTGAGCGCGATGTAACCGGTAGCTAGCTCAGCGCCGTGAGCATCGCCGCCGCGCGGGTGGGTCATCAGCTACCGGGAACTACTTTCGGCTTCTCGGGTTCGTCGTCGTCGCTGGACTGCCATTCCGCGTAGCATTTGGTGATCTCGTTTTGCGGGATGATGTCGAACACGTCAGTGCCGGGCTGCTTGCCGCCTTCGGGCCAGTTCGCCGGTTCGACCAAACCCCATTCGAGGTAAGCCCAAACTTGGGCTTCCATGTTGCCGATGTTGTGGCGCGAGATACGGCCAGGCGCGAGCCCATACGCCTTGAACCGCAGAATGACGTCTGCGCCCTCTTCGGTGGTCGTCTTGTATTCGAATGCCATTCTTATCTCCTAAACGCCGCAGCAATCTTTTTGCTGCGTTCGATCTCATCGGCGGACGGGTCTAGCCCTGCGAGTTGGCGAATCTCGGATATTGGACGTGGCTTCGTTTTGCTGCCGGGCCGGATCTCTTTGGGCTTCACGCCTGGCCGCACGATCAGGTCCGGCGGGTCGTTACCTTTGGCTGCGTCTTCGGTCTGCGCCCATACCAGCCAGTTCAGGGCATCGCAAGCCTGAGCCTGCAACATGGACTGTTTATCCCAGCCGGCCAGATCAGGGTTCGACGCGCCGACGATGTTGCTGTTGCGGCCCGAATAGCGCACCAGCACCCACAGGTCACGCCAATTGAACTGCGGTGACGGGCAATCCCGTAACCGCAGCCCCTTGTCGATCAGATCGGCTTCTAGTGCTTCGGAGTGCTTGTCGATCAGGTCGAGAAGCTGACGAATATCGTTGACCTGTATCGACGAGTCCTGCTGCCACTCATGCCACAGGCCGCGAATCAGCCGCATCGGTGTCTGATCCAGCACCATCATTTGCATGGGATCGACCATGCCCCAGGCGAATACGTCCCATATCAGCCCGTCCGGCTGCGCGTTGGCGATGACATCGCCGGGGACTTCCGCTAATGGGCGTAAGTCGATCTCACGCCATTGGCCACCGACCTTGATCCGGTAGAACATTACGACCCAAGGTGCATACCGTCGTCGGTGTAGGTGACGATGTTGTCCATCCCGGCGGGGGATTCGAAGCATTCCAGGCTCACCTTGTATTCGATAACATCGGTGTGGACTACTTTGATCTCCGCGACGGTGATGATCTGCCCGTTGGGAACGACGTTGCGGTACTTGGCGTTCAGCGGGTTGATGATCGACGTGGACCCGAGAGCGTCATCGTAGGTGTCGATGCACCAGCACTGGTGAGGCAGCTTGCGGCTGTTTTTGAACACCTGAACCTGATTGCCGTGCAGGTTGGTAGCCGGGGTGACGACGACGTTGGTCGAACCGAAGACAGCCTTCAAGACGTTGGCGTTCAGCGACTCCATGAACGTGAAGTCAAGTGTCGCATTGTATTCCGTCTGAAGTGTCTTGACGACCTTGCCGCCGAAGGACCGCTTCAGGTCGATTCGGCGGTCGTTCTTTTCCACGAACCCGTCGACACCGGTGTACCCCAGATCCACCCACAATGGGCTGACTGTGGTAATTAGGGTCTGAGCGTCGACCGGCAGCGGGGTTCCGATAGGGGAAACGAAGCACACGCCGGTTGCCAGCGGTTCAGCGTTGTAGATGTTGTTTTCGTTGAAACTCATGTCAATTACCTCCAAGGTAATCAAGAGCCAAGATTTTGAACTTTCCTGGCGCGTAACAGAACGTCTACCGTGAGCTGCGCTCTTGGAGTTTTCGCCGGGTCGTCGGGATCGGGAAAATAGCACGGCTCCCCAACGATCCGTGTGTCCCGAATTCCGCTGCCCGGCTGATACATCGCCTCATACAGATATCCGCGAACGTATTCACCCGTCTGGACTGCCTGAACTTCCGACAGGTCGTAGCACCAGATGATGTTTCGACGCTTGGAAAGTACGGGATTCATCCCGCCGCTGGTCGGCGCGGTCCGAACGACGATCAGTAGGGCCGGTCGGGGGTTGGGAACCAGGGTGGTTACCTCATACTGCGATGGAACCCTGGTCAGCAGGTAGTCGCGAATCACTACCGCCGAATAGTCGTAGTACCCGAATTGCGGTGTTGGGAACGTCATTCGGATTCCGCGATGTGCAGATTGTTGATCAGCCGGTTATGACGAGCATTGTCGGCCATGGCCGGTTCCGTCGCTGTGACGACGGTGGCGCGGTAGAACCGTTTATGCAGTTGCCAGCCGACACGATCCTCAGTCTGGGTTCCTGCCCGGTAGCCGCGTTTCTCCGCGTCGGTGGTCGGCTCGCCGTGATAAGTGCCGGGATGCTCTGCGGCAGCGGACTCATCGTTGCATTTGGCGGCTATCTTCTCGGCGGTAGGACGGCTCCACTTGATGACCACTTCCCGTTCGATCTGACGCCAACCCTCTATATTGAAATGGAATTCGCTGCGACCGTTGACGACCATGTCACACAACATCTTTCAGCAGCACAATGTTGCCTGGCTGCCAGTTGGTGAAGCCGAACACTTCTATGTCGTGGCCGGTCACTTCGAAGATCCCCGGCATAACGCGCCCGGTTGAATCTGTGAGCGTTGTGGGTATGACCATTCCGTTGGCCGGTGTCGGGAAGCCGAACCTGTCGCGGATGCTTGGCCAGACGTTCGGGGGCACCATCAGGAACATGGAGAATTTCTGCTCAGTCTCCATGGCCGGCAGTAGCTCACTGTCAAGGATGTCCCACCCCTGAACCCATTGCAGGACAGGGCTGGCCCATGAGTCGACAGTGTTACCGGTCACCGGATCGTCTGCGCCGCCGTTCCATTTGAACCACGGCACCTGATAGGGCGTGGCCATCCACGGGGTGAACGGCACATACGGCATCACCATGACGTGTCCGCCAGGAACGCCGACGACGGCGACATATCAAACTGCTTGATAGTCGCGATGATGGCCGGTGGCAGCGGGTATCGATAAGACTGCGCCTCGGCGATGTCCGCTTTGGTGAAACCGCAGTCACCGCTCATCACCCAATCCGCTACCTCTTGCCGGAAGTGTCGTGACATCAGCAGCTTTGACTGACGCAGCGCGCCCATGGGGTCGACGGTCAGGTTGCGTGCGGTGATGTCAGCGACCGAAGCGACAACATCGGTTGGCACCGGTGTGCCCCAGGAGTAGGTGACGTCAACGTTTTTGCCACTGAGCTGCCAGAAATCCCAGTCCGTCCAGTGTAACCATTGCTCTTCCACCGTCCATTGCGGCATCGGTGGAAATTCGGGCGGCGGCGGCTGGTTGAGCGCCATGACGGGGTCGAAGCCGTGAATCTGCACGGACTCAACGGCATTGGGGATCTCCATGAGCCTGGTGAACCCGTTGCGGATGTTGAGTGTGTGCGTGTAGGTGCCGGGCGTGAAGATTCGCTGAGCCTCTTTGCGAAAGCGCCGCGATACCCTTGACAGGGTCGTTGGCATGCGGACCTGCATTGACACAGGCAGCACGCTGACATCGTCGCCCCGAAATCCCAGGGCTGTCAGTACGTCGGCTGCCTGCGCCAACGGCTTCAGTTCCGGCACTGGCATGTTCGTTAGCTTCCGGCGGGGTTGTAAACCACCACGCCAGTGGGACGAACCACTAGGCCACCGTAGACGTGCAGGGCACGTACACGGTCCGAGAAGCTGTTGACGTCGCGCAGTGCTTCCACTTCATCGATCTGGCTGACGAAGGCCGCGCCGCGCATGTTGTAGCACACGAACTGCGGTTCGTTGACGGCCGGAAGGTGGTTGGACACAACGATTCTCATCGCCAAGAGCTGGCCGATAGTCGCGTTGCGCAGACCGTCAGTGTCACCGGCGATGTTGAACGCCGTCAGCTTGGAGTCCGCGCCTAACAGCAAGCCTTCCATTTCCGCGTTGACCACACAGACGCGGTTGTCCGGCGGGACGTTGGCTTTGTTGAGCTGCTTTCTGGCGTCTTTGACCAGGTTGAAGGCGTCGTTACCGGTCAGGGTGCCGATGCCACCGGGTGCCCACGTGTCGGTGACGCCTGTCGGGATCAGCGGGGTTCCATTGGCGACCAGCATGTTTGCGATAAACTGGTCGGTGTCGGCAACCATGGCGTAGGCCGCTGCGTCGGTGTAGGGGGTCAGCGAACCGGCGGACTGTGCGCGGTCGACGTCGTCCACTAGGAAGTCAGTTGACTTCATCTGGTTGATCGTCAGCGTCAGTCCGGTGTCGGAGATGTGATCCGGCGTGGTCTGCCGTCCGGCTGCCGCGTAGTCGTGGACAACGGGGATGACAACACCGGTGATTGCAACCTGGTTGCCTTTGGTGGCCAAGCCCTCATATTCGCGGTTGACCAGGCTGGGGAAAACGTTTTGGGCCACCCACAATTCGAGCATGGATGCAGCCCAGAGTTCTGGGATAAAATGGGTGATCGACATTAGTCGCTCCTAATTTTATTGAGCTTTGCCTTGGAGATAATCCAGGCGTCCTTCGTTGTATGCCCGCATGATCTCCTGAGAAGACATGCCTTTTAGTTCATCCCGTGATCTGATCTGCTGCACACCTGTCTGATGTGCTGGCGTCGAACTGTTCACGGTCTCAGCCGGTGCCGCCATCGGCACACCGGACTGTTTCGCCATGCTCTGTGCCCATGCAAGCGCCTCATCAGCGGACGATTTCATGGATGTCTCATCATCACCACGGATCTGGCTGGGCGGCACACCGGTCTCACGGGCTATGCGCTCGCGGACACGTTCTGTGCGCTCCTGTTCGATCTCTGTCTGCAACTGTTGAATTGCAGCCATGGGATCAGGCGGGGCATCGCTTTTGCCTGAGATCTGTTGCACCAGTGTGCGGTAACGTTCTGCGTCGGCGGTGTTCTCTTTGGCCGCTTGCTCAAACTTGCGGGCAATCTCTTGAACACCTTTGTATTTCGCTTGCAGTTCGTCAAGGTCGACAGCCGAAGTCGAAGCGCTCTCGGGCGCTTTGGTGTCCGACTTCGGTGCTACCGGCATCGTCGCAGGTGCTTTCATGGTCTCGACAGGCGGGTTCATTATCGCTTTCGCGCCGGGCATGTCGAGTGGTGAAGGGGTCACAGTGATGGGGATGTCCTGCTGCGCAGTATCCCCTGTTGGGCTTGACATTTGGTTCTCCTACTTTTAGCAATGCAGCTAAATTTCCGTCCGCTGCGGGACAAGCTATTTCACACGGGACAGCGCCGCGTAGATTTGCGCGGCCTGCTCGTCTGTTATTTCCTGGTCTGCCACCATCGCGCGAACGCGGTCTAGTGCAGCGTCGAAAGTGATTGCGCCACCGGCAAGTTGATCGATAATGTCGCGCACGGTCGTCACATGGTCGGTCGCAATAGTGGTGAGTAGTTCGCGCTGGGCTTCCGCAGTCTGCCGCGCCGCGGTGACAGTGTCACGGATGTCGGCCCGTTCGGCTGCTCTGCGCCGGTATTGTTCGCGGGCTGCCGTATTGCGCTGGTTGACCTCTTCGATTGTCATGGGCCGGCCACGCTGGTTATAGAACGGGACAACGCTGCCGCGCGCTCCGCGTTCCTGCGCCCTGGCCAACTGCTTACTCATCGTGGCGAGCTGGCGTTGCTTGCGCATTTCGGTGATCGGTTCCGGTAGATCTTTCGGCCCGGTGAAATGCTGGCCGCGCCATGTCAGCATGGGACCGACCTCGCCGTGTTGCCGCACGCTGATCAAATCTCGGTAGTCTTGTGCGGGAGCGCCGTTTTCGTTCAGGTCGGTGATGTCTTTTTTCTGGTCGATGTCCCGGTTGACGTCGGGCGGTTGAAAGTCGGCATCTGCCGCCGCCTGGTCGTCGCCGGTGTCGTCCTCTTCGATGTCGCAGGAACAGTTGGCGTGGATCGGCATCAGGTCATCGGTGTAATAGATTTGAGTTGCAGCGATCTCGCACAGCGCGCACGGGTTGTCGCTGGTGGTCACCCGCCGGTATGTTTTGCGGCCAGCGGCCTGTAGCGATATCTGCGCCTGCCGTACCTTGGCCATTTGCAGGTCGGTGTCGGTGAGCTGGCTCAACCGCCGTACACCCGCCTGGTGCGCCTGCTGGTGATCCTTGCCGTCACGAACAGCTTTGACGACTTCCCAGTAGGGGCGTTGATACTCTTCGTGTTTCGCAATACCGGTATCGCGCTGCGTGATCAACGACTTGACCGCTACCGGCCTGCTGCGCAGTTTGCGGGCCAGGTCGACGGTGGTCAGATTGCCGACAACCATCTGCGCAGCTTCTATGATCTGCCCGATAATGCTTGCCTGCGTTTCGACATACTCCGGTGTCCAGTCCGCCGCAGCGGCGGGGTCAGCGGTGTTGCCGAAGATCTGCTGCGTCTGCTGGTCAGCGTGACCCTTTACCCGCTGATATGTCTGGGAAAAGGGCGTTATCAACTATTTTCGTCCGCCGGGCTGCGTGCCGCCGTTGGTCATGGCAACTTTTTTGGTGTTCTGCGCCGGGCTGGACGGTTTGGGCTGCGGCTGCTGCCCGTTGGGCTTCGGGCCGGTCTGCGTCTGAACGTCGGTCATCGGGCCAGCACCCGGTGCCTGCCCGGTCAGGCGCTCTTGCACCGTTGTGGGCAGCGGCGGCATCGTCGCAGCCATGAGGGCTTCATGCGCCCGGTCGATATCATCTTGCGCGATCTGATCAGGGCTATAGCCGAGAATGTTTCGCTCAATGGAATGCCACGACTCACCGCAGTTGTGAGCACCTAGCGCCGCCTGATACTTCTCAGTGAGGGTGATGAGCTGCGGATCTTTGAATTGCACTTCCACGAACTGGTCATCGGCCAGTGTCGCGCCGTCCACTCTCATCGCGAGGTCCATGCAGCTTTCGATGCCGAACTTGGCTTCGTCCAGCCGGTCCATGCACCGGAACAGGTAGGCCGCTTCGGTGGCTTTCGCGCCTTCCGCCGACGTGTTGGTGTTGTCGGGCATCAGCATGGGCAGCGGTGTGCTTGTCGCCGCCGAAAGTTGGCGGATGTCCTCTTTGTTCGCGCTGAGTAGACCGGGAATGTCGGCTAACTGCGATTCCCACAGTTCTAAGCCTTCGGGCAGGTTCCACAGTGCGCCGGGAGCGTTGGCGAATACCTCTTCGTACTTGATTCGATTCCCGTGCTCGTCAACTTCGGGCAGTTGTCCGCCGGTGATGGCCCGCTGTCGGAATGCCTGTATGGCTGTAACCACGAGGCGCTCAAGGATTCCCGCGTTCACCCGGTTGATGACGTCCAAATGGAGTTCGTAATCACCTGATCCGCCGGGATTGTTGTAGACGACGACCGGTATCGGTGCCGTGGCGTCGTTGGATTGCCCGTTGGGCTGTCCAACGGGTGTCCACGCGCCTTCGGCGAGGTTGATAATCCATTTGCTGGGGATGATTTTCAGCTCAATGCGGGTGTAGGTGGGTCTGACGTACTGCTGCCACGCGCCGGGTGTCCACACGATGGCATAGTCGCGGGCTTCGTCCATATTGCGCCACACCCGCAGCGCCGCAACGGGTCTCCAATGCTGCAACGGGTCGGTGACAACGATCATCGTTTCGGGACTGTCGGCGGTGATGATGGTTTTACCGGCATCCGGCCCGGTGTTGCGCGTCCACACAGTCAGATATGACTGGCCGAACGTCGTCCCGTAGCGCAGCCATTCCTTGAAGACGCTGTTCATTCGGCTGTTACGCCAAATAGCTTGCGCCTGCTTGGCTTCCGCTGATTCGTTATCGCCGGCGATGGTGATTCCGATAGGTTTGACCCGGTTTACCACGCTGTCGATAATCAGCTTGCCCCAGTTGGTCCGCGAGCGGCGCTGAAAGTACATCCATGACTGCCGTGTCTCGCGCGACATCTCGGGCAGCGGCGCGTTTCCGTCGCTGTAGCTGCGCAGCAGCAGCACACCGAGCCGGCGCAGATCCATACGCCTGGTCAGCACCCGCAGCCAATCATCGGTTGTGACGGGCGGGATCGGCGCTATGCCGCTGGTGGTCATCGGGACAGTCATTTACTGCCCTTCACACGCAGCAACGCAGGCGGGACAGCTCTTTGAGCGCAGTCAGCCATGTCGACTCCTGTTTTCCGGCATTCTTTTCCGCGTTTGATCGGATAGCCGCAGAATTCGCAGCGGTGCCGGTTGAGCCGACTCTTGCCGATAATGGTCATACCAGCACCGGATCAGCCAGCCCGGACCCGGCGATCCCAAAGGCGGGTGCCGCTGACCGTACCGCTGCCAGCGCTGCGGTGACTTGGGCGTCGGTAGCTGCGTTGGTAGCCGTGGTTGATGCCGCGGGCGGCGCAGGTGTCGTGATACCCAACACCGCGAATTTCGAACCCTGTTCTCGCCCAGTGAGACTCACCCATGGTGCCGGATTGTCGATGGTGTAGTTCATGTCCTGATCGGCAGACTGCATCAGCGCACCGCTGCGCATGCCGATCCAGTTGTTTTTCGAGTTGTATCCGTTGTCGATAGCCGACGATGTGGACAGTGAATATGAATAGGCGAAGCATTTCGCTGCGTCGTAGTAGGCGTTTTTGCTGATAGCCAACTGTGGCGGCGCGGTCATGTCCCATTCGTAAGTCAGTTGGTGGCAAGGGTTTTGGATCGCAAGCTGCGAGCCCTGAGTCGTCCAGCCATAGCCCTCGAAAATGCTGGTGTTGTACTGGTCAACGCAATTTGTGAAACCTGGCCCGCTGCCTTGGAAGTCGTATTCAGGGCCTTGAGTGTTTCGGTACATCACGTTCTTTGTGAAGACGACATTGTTGTAGAACGCGCCGCCTTGTAAAGTAAACGGGGTGTTGTAGTTGTCCCGAATCACATTGCCAGCTACCAATATCTGATTGACATTGGCGAAGGAGAATCCGTTGCCGTAAGTGGTGGTGTCGCCGCTGTTGACATACAGTCGGGAGCCGCCGCACTCGCCAATCACGCTGTTGATGACCTGCACCCAATTGACATTGGCGCAATCAACGGCATGTCCACCGTTACCGTGAAACGCCAGATTGTGCAGGCAGATACCGGAAGTCGGGGAAACAGTTGGATACTCACTCCATCCGCCCGTCGCAATACGGATATCGGTAGCAGCCGATGTCGGACGACCCACGGAGTAGATGTAGAGCAGCCCGTTGCTGAAATCTGAGTAAAAATCCCACTGTTGCGCCAGGGCGGCAGTCGAGAATTTTTTGTTACCGTAGATCTGCCCTTTGAGCGACAGCCCAGTGTCATTGGCCCCGTTGATCTTAACGAACCCAACATCGTAGCCCGCTACACCGAGCGCGCCGGTCGGGTCACCCGTATAACTAACGCCGACATTCGCAGCGGTGTAGTTGAGCCGCCAAACATTGGTGCCGACCAGGGTCCATCCGCTGGCGATGTTGCACACCTTGTACTGGCTCAGGATGGGCCGCTGGCCGCTGCCATACGAGCCGTACAGCAGAAACAGGCTGCCATTAGGGTTAAGTCCGCCTGTAGTAGTCAGCCGTCCATAGAATGTGTCACCAGACCTGAATAGCACCTGGTCGCCCAAACGAAACTGCGCCGCCATAGCGTTGACTTTGGATATTGTCTGCCACGGAGCCTGTAAGGTTCCGCTATTCGAGTCGCTGCCATTCGCCGCGACATAGTATGCTGCGCCGGTCGGTGACGGAGCGGGCGGCGGAATAGGGAACCCACCAGCCGCAACTATCGGGTCAGAAAACGGGACAGTAAATTTGGCCCCGTCCGCTGAGATGACCGGAACGAGAACGCTCATGCGGTTCTGGTGATGCTCAGCTTATTTGGTGAGACTTGCCAGGTGTGACCACTGCTGTCGACAATCGGTTGCGTGGTGTCGATAACCACGGATTCCGGTGTTGCGACAACGGTATTGACCGTCACGGGCGGAAACGTGTAGGTGGTGGTGGCACCGTTAGCCGCCAGAAGCGAAACGCCGACGATCTCCTGAACCGGGGTTGTGGTGGTTTGCACATCGTTGCCGCTAATGGTGCCGGTGATGGTATCGCCAGGGTTGTAGGACGCTTTGTCCCATGTACCAACCACATTGAAGACATCAGACATTTTAAAACTCCTTTAGACCAGGTGCGCGCAAAGCAGCACAAGCATCACCGTGTTGGAAACCAACAGCAGAAAAGCTACCGTGTTGAAGTTCGGGTTCATCTCAACCTCCTAATACAGTCTGCGTGGCGGACCGAACCGCCGTGGCTTCGCGCCTGCTGTGATAGCGTCCAGGCGTGCCTGCCAGCTCAGATTCCCGGCCATGCAGATATCGAATGTGTTCTGCGGCAAGCCGTTCAGCTTTTGCAGATGCCACAGCGGTTTGCCCTGATCATCGGTGATCTTCAAATCCTTGCGGCCGGCGTGGCTGATGTGTCGCCTGAAAGCGTCCAATTGCGGTCCGACGAACAGGATTTGGTCCCCGTCGATGGCTTCGCCGTAAGCGCGTGCCATGTAGGCTGCTTTGCGCTGCTGGTTCGTCCACCACTCAACTACTTTATCCGGCCACTTACCAGACCAAATAGCAACTGTCTCAACGTAATAGGGCGGGTCGCAGTAGGCTCGCCAGACGTCGTAGTCTTTGAAGACCTGCTGCATGACGCCGTCGACATCTTCCGTAGAACATTCCCAATCGACAGCATCAATTGGACGTTCCCACAGGCCGGCGATCTGCTGTCGGCCTGTTGGTATCTCAGTGAGTACAATGGCGGTAGCGTCCCTGCGACGTGCCCCATCGAAGCCCACAGTAACGAAGCTGCCTCGCGCAATTGATTCATTCTCTCGGACAAGGGTTTTCACCTTCTCCATGTCGTAGGCACCGGCACCGGATTTGCGCCAGCGATTGAGATAAACTCTCTCCCAATACATTCGGTCACAGCCGACACGGTCGTAGTCTTTCGCGATCCGCTCGAACTGCCCCTTGCCCCACTCCCCCAACGGGCCGGTAGCCTCTTTAATCGCTTCAACACGCTTGTCCACTGTCGTCAGGTCGTCGTGCTTGTCGCTGGCCCAGCGACCGAAAAAGAACAGTGACGAGTTCGGGGCTCTGCCCTGGTCGATCAGCTCCGCTTCGCCGCGCACATCCTCCTGCACACTGCCCATACCCGGCATGCCCGCCGTGGATGTGTAAAGCGCCCAAGGGGTTTCAAGCTGGCGTTTGCTCAGGTTTTCCAGCATCGTTTCCACAGCACCTTTTTGCAGCGGCAACGTCAGCCAGTGCGGCTCATCGAAATGCTGGAAGGTGGTTCGCGAACCGTCACGGGTGCTGGGCGCATTGGACACCGGCACACACATGCCGTCGTTCATGCCGGACTCCGACAGTCGCACGATACGTTCTAGTGTGCAGTCGAAAAGCCCTGCGGTGTCGGAGTGTTCGACAATGAACTTCAGGACACCGAATGCCAGCTCTTGCACTTGCTCTTCAGCGGTGGCCAGCATGGGGATGAACGGTGACCGAACGGGCCTGCCGTCCAGTAGTTCCCCGTTGTCTTTGAACCCGGCGAACCGCACGCGGCTCCATGGGTGCAGCTCCATGTGCGCGATCCATGCTGCCAGTTCGGTTTTCGCGACACCTTTGCGCAGTTCGATTGCGCAGCGGTCGAATACCCGCACACCTTCAAGGCGATGACCCATCGGATACACTTCATAGAAGCGCGCGATGAGCATTTTCTTTTCGTCGTCCAGGCGGGCTGGCTGCTCTTGCAGGCTGCCCGGCCCGAAGACGCAGTATTTTTCGATGTCGGCTATGACCTGCCAGCCTAGTGTTGGGTTCAGTGAGACCCGTTCAGCGCGCGGGACAATCAGGGTTGCCATGCCGCGCCTCTTCGTCTATCGGGTTGTGCCAGCCGTGCTGGGGATTCCATCGGGCAGCGATGCCCCATGTTTCCCAGGAGTCGTTAGACGACCCGCAATCTAATATCGTCATCGGCCGGCGGTGTCGGCGTCGTCGCTGTGGGCGCGCAAACCTGCTGCTCTGCACGCAGATTCTCGCGCTGCGCCTTTTTGGTGTTCTCCAAGGTCCATTCCAGCCGCCGCCGATCCAACGGACTCAGCCCGTAAGGGATTGCGCTGAGCCGGATTTCGCCAGCCGCCTTCAGACGCTCACCCAAACTGGTTGCGCACCAATAATCATCCACCAGGCGAAGCACCCGGTACAGCCCGTGAATGTCGGAGCTGTGCCACTCCTGAGCCATCGGGGACGGCCAGATGTCGTTCCACCACTCGACGGCCATCTCATTCCACGGTGTCTCGACACGTTTACGCTGATTCGTGTGCGGGTCGACGTAGTATTCGTAATGCTTCGGCAGCGGCGGGATCTCGATATCGTCGTCGTCCACGTCGGGCAGCGTGGCCCGCGTGGACGCCTTATTGCGGCGGGCTTTGACGCTGGCGTGTTTCGGCGACGGGCCGGGCATTGTTTTTACCGTCTAACCAACCGGGCGACCGCCCGACTGGCCGGTGTCGGATTGAAAGTCACCGCCGGCCGAGCGTGCCACCATCGGCATCTCCCCGGCGATGCCTTTGCCGTAGCCGCTGGTGTCGCTGCCGGTGTCGGAGTCGTTGTAGTCGGAAGTTGAGAAACCCTTGTCGGTGTCGGTTCCCAGGCCGACGCCCGCCGCGGATTGCTGCGTGGATTCGACAGCGCCGCAATACTTCGCGTAACTCGACTTGTACGCCGAGGTCAAATCGCCGTGGCGCACACCGGTAGCCGAGCCCTGGTCGTCACCGCTCATCGTTTTAACAGTCATGGGATTTACCCTCTCACCTGATCGTTTTGCCGTAGCCGCTGGAATCGCTGCCGGTGTCGGAATCCTTATACCGGGCGCTGGTCATCGGAAACTCCCCGGCGATACCCTTGCCGGCACCCGACATCTGGCTAGGCGTGTCGCCATCACGGTCAGTCGGCCCGCCGTCGCCCGGCATGGTGGAAAACGCGCTGTCCATGTTGCTGGTCAGCGCGAACCCTGAACCGGCCTCGCCGCGCTCACCGGTCGACGCGGTCTGCGCCGCGCGGAAAGCCGCAACCTCACCCCGGTCCCGGCTCAAATGCGAATCGATGCCGCCACTGGTGGACAGCTCGTCTTCAGCCGACGAATACGTGTCGGTGAAAGCCCGCGTCCCCGTGTCGAACGGATTGACCGGACCCAGAATGGAAGCCTTTTTGACGGTCACTTTGCAGCATCCTTTTTGCGCGCCGCCGCAACGGCGGCTTTCGCCTGTGCGTCGTTGTGGGTGTTCGCGTAGTTGGCCACTTTCGCCAGCACCGCTGCCGGGTCGGTGTCGCCGTGCCCACGAAGCGAAATCGCGGACATAGCCGACGTGTGGTCGAACACCGGGAACTTGCCTTTGCCGCCCATGCCGTACTTGTCGCGGGCCTCTTGAGAGACACCGCCGCTGGCGGTGCGGTTACCTTTACTTGCCATCACGAATTCCTTTCGGTGTTGTGATGCGGAATCAAACCATTGGTGATGACGTGCTGATCACGGCAGCGCGAACACCAGCCGGTACCCTGAATACCGTTGACGGAGCGCGGCCATTTACCGCTACCGGGACACGTTTCAACACTCATGTCAGCTCCGCTTCCGCGGCGTTGATCTCCGCGACAATCCGGTCAGTGCGATCCTGGCCGAGCAGCCCGCAACACTGCTGGACAGCCAACCGTGCTTCAGCCAGGCGAATACGGCGCTCATCCGGTGCTGTCATAAGCCACTCCTACCGTTCTGCTCACTGGACGAAACGGGAACAACGGCGGCTGAAACCATCGCTGAGCTGCGACGACGCGCGTTTGTCTGTTTCCTGTATCACGTACACACCACAATCGGCTGTCTTGGCCGG